CCTTTGATATAGATGTGGTACTGGAAACATATGGTGTACATCCAAGTAACTTTGTATTCTACAGGTCACTTCTTGGCGATAAGAGTGATAACATTGATGGAATCAAGGGAGCTGGAGAAAAGACCGTGTTGAAGTATCTTCCAGAATTGGCTGATGCAAATGTTGAGGTCAATCTGGATTTACTTGAACAAAAATATGTTGATATTAAAAAGAAGCCGAAGTTAGTAGAAAACATACTAGATAATACCAGTATAGTAAATAGAAATTTGCAATTAATGAATTTGCATGACGTGGATATTAATGTTGATGCAAAGATGAAAATATTACATAAATACGAAGAAGGTTGTCCTCCGCTTCGGAAGGCAGACTTGACAAAGCTGATGTTTAAGACTAAGATTATTAGTAGTATACAAAACTACGATGAATGGATTACATTTTCCTTTGGCACTTTAGCGAGATATTATGGTAAATCATAAGCAATACGATAAGAATGTAGATACGCTGGCAAAGTTCGGTCCTAGCTTCCAGTCAAAGGCTGTGGCTGCGATGCTGAACTCACCAGATTTTCTTGCACAATCTTACGACATTATCAATCCAAACTTCTTTGAATTGGAAGCGAATCAATGGATTGTTGAAACGACTCTAGAGTATTTCAACGATTATAAGACGCTCCCAACGCTGGAAGTATTCAAGGTTGAAATGAATAAGGCGGTCAAGGATGATACGCTACGTACTTCTATTGTAGAATCGCTCCGTGGTATTTTCCAGAAGATGCAAGACAATGATTTGGATTATATCAAGGATAGTTTCTTGGATTTCGCTAAGAATCAAACGTTGAAGTCTGCTATCATTCGTTCTGTTGACCTTCTCCAGATTGGTCAGTATGGCGAAATCAAGGTACTGGTTGATACCGCTCTTCGAAGTGGTCAACCCAAGACGGTCGGTCACGATTGGAAGAAGGACTTTGAAAAGCGGTTGACGAAGGATGCTCGTAATACAATTCCTACTGGGTGGGACGCACTTGATACACTTATCGGCGGTGGATTGGCTGGTGGTGAATTGGGTGTCGTTATCGCTCCGTCTGGTGTGGGTAAGAGTTGGGCACTTGCCACAATTGGTGCAAACGCCCTAAAGGTTGGTAAGAACGTAGTTCACTATACTCTTGAATTAAATGAAAATTATGTCGGTCTACGATATGATACCATTTATACGGGCATTGAACCTGGAAAGATTCCAGAACATCCTGATATGATTCGTGACTTGGTGGAAACCATTAAGGGTGAAATTATCATCAAGTATTATCCCGCTCGTACCATTACCTCACACACCATTCAGGCTCACGTACAGCAGATGGCTTCGTTGGGATTCAAGCCAGACCTTATCATTGTTGACTACGCTGACTTAATGAGTGCGAATGCACGAACCGATGCCCGATATCAAGAGTTGGGTGCAGTCTATGAAGAACTTCGTGGATTGGCTGGCGAATTACAAGTTCCTATTTGGACGGCTTCGCAGACCCAAAGAAGTGCATTACAAGATGAAGTCATTCAGGCGGATAAGATTGCAGAATCATATAGTAAGATTATGACAGCCGACTTGGTACTCTCAATCTCACGGAAGCTAGAAGATAAGGTTCATAAGACTGGACGTGCCCATATCATCAAGAACCGATTTGGTGGTGATGGTCAGACTTTCCCGATGATTATTGACGCAAGTGTAGGTAAGATAGAGATTTACGACGAATCCTCTGCTAAGGGGATTATGTTGAAGAAACAGATGGAGAATGGTGAAACGGTTACGAAACAGAATCTCGCAAAGAAATTGCTGGAGATGGATTTAGAATAAAAAATATCGTTGGGTATTCACCGTATTTTTCAGAAGTAACGTAGTATTTATTTAACCACTAACCCCTAACGATTTTGGAGCAGTAGTATGCAATTAGAAGCAAAAATCCTTTCTGAAATCACGACCTTTATGAAGTACTCGAAGTACATTCCGAGTAAGCAACGCCGTGAAACATGGAAGGAATTAGTTGACAGAAACAAAGAAATGCATTTAAAGAAGTTCCCACAACTTACACAAGAAATTGAAGAAGCATATCAATTCGTTTACGATAAGAAGATTCTTCCATCCATGCGTTCACTTCAATTTGCTGGTAAGCCAATTGAAATTAATAACGCTCGGTTATACAATTGTTGCTTCCTTCCTATTGACCACACAGATGCCTTTAGTGAAGTGATGTTCTTGCTGTTGTCTGGTACCGGCGTTGGCTATTCAGTACAACGCGCTCACGTAGACAAGTTGCCAGAAATCAACAAGCCAACTAAGTCCCGCCGTTATCTAGTCGGTGACAGTATTGAAGGTTGGGCAGATGCAGTGAAGGTAATGATTGCTGCATATATGAAGGGTAAGGCACTTCCACTTTATGATTTTAGTGATGTTCGTCCAAAGGGCGCATTACTCTTGACCAGTGGTGGTAAGGCACCTGGTCCAGAACCGCTTAAGGATTGCTTACACAATATCCAAAAGATTTTTGACCGTAAGCAAAATGGTGAGAAGCTCACTACCCTTGAAGTACATGATATGTTGTGCTTTATCGCTGACGCAGTTCTTTCTGGTGGTATTCGTCGTTCCGCAATGATTTCATTGTTTGATTTGGATGACGATGATATGCTCACTTGTAAGTTCGGTAACTGGTGGGAAAACAATCCACAACGTGGTCGTTCAAACAATAGTGCGGTTATCGTTCGCCACAAGGTTGAACAAGAAGTATTCCTAGACCTTTGGAAGAAGATTGAAATGAGTGGTTCAGGCGAACCAGGCTTCTTCTTCACGAATGATGCAAATTGGGGATTGAATCCTTGTGCAGAAATCTCACTTCGTCCATTCCAATTCTGTAACTTGACCACCATTAATGCTGGTGACATTCAAGACCAAGCTGATTATAACTCTCGTGCAAAGGCAGCAGCATTTATCGGAACATTACAAGCAAGTTATACTGATTTTCACTATTTGAGAGATATATGGAAGAGAACAACGGAGAAGGAAGCACTCATCGGAGTGTCGATGACGGGTATAGCCTCTGGCACCGTCCTGAATTTAGATATGAAAGAAGCAGCGAACATGGTGAAGGAGGAGAATGCACGTGTGGCGGAAGTGATTGGAACCAACAAGGCTGCACGAACCACTACTGTCAAGCCAGAAGGCACCTCGTCACTAGTATTAGGAACTTCCTCTGGCATTCACGCTTGGCATAATGACTTCTATGTTCGTCGTGTCCGTGTTGGTAAGAACGAAAGTATCTATCAATACTTGATTGACAACCATCCAGAAATCGTGGAAGATGAATTCTTCAAGCCAAAGCAACAAGCAGTTATCTCTGTTCCACAAAAAGCACCAAAGGGCGCAATCACTCGTCAAGAAAGTGCACTCGACTTATTGGCTCGTACCAGTAAGGTCTGGAAGGAATGGGTAAAGGCTGGTCACCGTAAGGGCGAAAACAAGAATAATGTATCCGTGACTGTCACCATCAAGCCAGATGAATGGGTTGGTGTTGGGGAATGGATGTGGAACAATCGTGAAAACTTTACAGCATTGAGTGTGCTACCTTTCAGCGACCACAGCTACATGCAAGCACCGTTCGAAGATATCGACGAAGCACAATACAACGAAATGGTTGGTCACTTACATAAGATTGACTTGACCAAGGTAGTTGAAGTCGAAGATAATACCGACCTCGCAGGTGAAGTTGCTTGTGGTGGTGGTGGATGTGAGGTGCAATAATGCAGGAGTTGACGCTACAACAGTTTGAAGAAAAGTTGGCATCCAAGGAACCCTTTGTTGTAGATTTCTGGGCTCCTTGGTGCCCAACCTGCATCGAAATGTTACCTATGGTAGAAGAGATTGCTGGTGAGTCGGATATCCCATTCTATAAGGTGAATGTGGATGAACAACCAGAGCTGAAAGAAAAGAATCGTATTAAGGCAATTCCGATGTTGATGTTCTACAAGGAAGGTCGAACACGGGAATTCTTATATGGGAAAAACGAGAAGTCTAAGATTGAACAGAGGTTGAATCGTATTAAGTGAGGTTACTATGATAATTCAGTTAACACCTGAAACATTTTTCGAAAGTGTATTTATCGAAGGTCCATTACATGTGGTGATGCACTATGGTGAAACTTGTGGTCCGTGTAAAATGACTATGCCACACTACGAAATTTTAGAACAACATTTTTCTGAGTATAATATCAAGAATGTTAAGTTTTATAGATTCCATCATTGGCAGCCAGAATATAAACCATTTATTGAAGAGAACAATTTAAAAACAAATGGTGTACCAACATTCCGATATTATTATATGGGTGAAAAGTTACACGAAGTTACCGCATCATATAAAGACCCAAACGATATGAAAAAAGTTATTATGGAAGTTATAGAAGGAATAGAACAAACAATGGGGAGTTTTGATTTATATGCCACTACAAGTTAAGTTACTATCAGAATTTGCAAAGTTACCACAAAAAGCACATAGTGGGGATTTAGGATATGATTTATTTGCCGGTGAAGGTGCCGCAATATTTCCACACGAAACAAAAGTTGTTAAGACAGGCATCGCTATTCAATTTCCTGCAGGATTTGGTGGATTCATCAAAGACCGCTCCTCTGTGGCTACGAAGAAAGGATTGTTTACTGTGGCTGGGGTTATTGATAATGGGTATATTGGTGAGATTTGTATAGCATTATATAACGGAACTGACAGTCTCATCCACGTAGCTCCAGGCGAAAAGATTGCACAGTTGGTGTTGATTCCTACCGTTAACTTTGAAGTGACCGAAGTAGATGAAGTGGTATCAGCAGACCAACGTGGGGACGGAGGGTTTGGTTCAACGGGAACTTGATACTTATAGGAAACCCCTAACCGAGATGTCGCATGAGAGTTTATGTCACGGCGTAAGAATGGTAAGAAGGTTTCACAAAGTAATACGATAGAAACAAAGGTTGCGACAATATTAGAATCAATGAATGTCCCGTTTGAACAACAAGTAACAATTGATAGATACACCGTAGATTTTTTGGTGGACAAGAAGTATATTGTGGAGTGTTATGGTGACTTTTGGCACTGTAACCCTCATCAGTATACTTCTTCGTATTTTAATCGTGGTAAAAAGAAAACCGCAGAGGAAATCTGGGAACGAGATAATCAGCGGAAAGAACAATTCCAAAAAATGGGTTATAAGTTCCTTTGTCTATGGGAAAGTGATATCCGTGAAAACCCCAAAATTGTGCGGTCCAAAATAAAAAAGAATATTAGACTTGACAAGCAATCGTAAATGATATATCTTTAAAGTCTACGGAGGAATAATGGTTTTCATTTGGGTATTTATATTTCAAGTATTATTCAATATTTTTAAAGTATTAGAAATAAGGTATACGCTACACCACCAAACACGCCAATTGATGATGAATTCAATCTGGATAAACTTGGTGTCGTTGGCGTCTACCTTTTATTCTATTGATGCCCTCTTGAAAGGGAACTTCATCGTGATTATATTCTATATAGCGGGAAGTGTGATTGGAAAGTATATCGGCATGAAGTTTGACGTAAACGGACGAGGTGAAAGTGTATCAAGCGATTTATATTGAACGTGGGGAAGGCTTCGGAAACGATACGGTACATCTATGGGATGACCAGATGGGATATAAGACTGTCCCGTATCGTAACTTTGACTATGCCTATAAGCCAGACCGTAGTGGTAACTTCATCAGTATGACTGGTGTGAAGTTGGCAAAGGTCAAGCGCTATAAGCGTGATGACCCAAATCTATTCGAGAGCGACCTTCCTCCAGAGACTCGCGTTCTGACAGACCTATATCTCAATGAGGACAATGTTTCCCAAGGGCATAAGACGATGTTCTTTGACATCGAAGTGTCTATGGAAAACGGTGTGCCGAATATTGAGAATCCCAACAACGAGATTACATCTATCGCCGTTTATGATTCGGTGACCCAAGAGTATTCCGTGTTGGTATTGGATAAGGCAGGATATCAACCCAGCCGTGAATATGATAATGTCAAGGTCGTGATGTATACTTCTGAAACCGATTTGTTATATGGGTTCTTGGACCTGTATGAGCAGATTGGTCCGACGATTATTACGGGTTGGAATACTGATAATTTTGATATTCCCTATCTCTATAATCGTATCAAGCAGCAGTGTGGACCAAACACTGCTGGTCGCTTGAGTCCGATTGGAAAAATTAAGTATTCTCAATTCCGAGGAAGATATCAGATTGCTGGTGTATCTTCTCTTGACTATTTGACCTTATATAAAAAGTTTACCTATACCCAACAGCCCAACTATCGGCTGGATACTATTGGTCGATTGGAAGTCAATATGGGTAAGGTTGAATATGAAGGGTCATTAGATGAATTGTTTCGTACTGACTTGGAAAAGTTTATTGAATACAATCTTCAAGACGTTCGTATCATTGTGGAGATGGACAAGAAGCTCAAGCTGATTGAGTTGGTTCGTGGTATCTGTCATTTGGGTCACGTGTCATACGAAGATTATTGGTTCAGTTCAAAGTTCTTGGAAGGAACCATCGTAACCTATCTTCACCGTAAGGGTATTATCGTGACCAACAAACCAGCTGGCGGTCGTGAGATGATGGACAATAAGATGGAGAATGATGATGAAGGATTCGCTGGTGCCTTCGTCAAGGAACCTATACCTGGGTTGTATGAGTGGGTGTATTCTCTCGACTTACAATCGCTGTATCCGTCTATCATTATGAGTCTCAACATCAGTCCAGAAACCAAGATTGGATTCGTGACCAACTGGAATGTAGACAAGCATGTTAACGAAGAGTTAACCGAATATCTCATTCGTGGAACGACTGACGAGCAGGTTGTCAGATTGAGCCGTGAGGCATTCTTGAAGTATATGAAGCTTGAAAGTCTGATGATTAGTTCGAATGGTGTTTTGTATAATGGAAAGACGATGGGAATTATTCCAGAAGTACTTGACCAGTGGTTTAAAGAGCGTGTCGAATACAAGGATTTGATGAAGAAGTATAAGAACGAAGGGAATACGGAGTTGGCAGAGTTTTATGATAGACGCCAACACATTCAGAAAATCTTCTTGAACTCGCTGTATGGTGTGCTTGGGCTTCCCATCTTCCGTTTCTTCGACTTGGATAACGCTCTTGCCGTAACCGCATCTGGTCAAGATGTGATTAAGAAGTCTGCGGCATTTGCAAACAATCTCTATCAACACAAGCTACAAACCCAAGAAGATTATTGTACCTACATTGATACAGACTCTTTGTACTTCTCTGCGACTCCGCTGGGAACTGGAAAGGAGTTTACTATTAAGTTGGCTCGTGCGATGGAAAAGAAGTTGAACGAATATTATGACTTGATGGCAAAGGATTTGTTCTTCTGTGACAAGCATCGGTTATATATCAAGGGTGAATCGGTGGCAGAGACTGCAGTGTGGATTGCGAAGAAACGATATACGATGAATGTGGTCTATGATTTGGAATCGAACCTTGATGTCGCAAACAAGATGAAGGTCAAGGGATTGGATGTTGTTCGTTCGTCATTCCCACCAGCCTTCCGTGACTTTATGAATAAGATGATGAAGGATATCTTGAATAAGGCAACAAAGGAAGATATTGACCAGAAGGTATTAGGGTTCCGTGATTCGATGAATAGTATGTCGTATCTGGAAGTCGCCAGAAATACTGCGGTCAAGAATATTTCTGAATATGATTTGAAAACTGGTAAGCTGAACGACTTCCGTAAGGGAACTCCAGCCCACGTGAAGGCAGCAATCACCTATAATTCGTTGTTGAAGCACTTTAAGATTGAGAATAAGTATGAACGGATTTCTGACGGGGAGAAGGTCAAGTGGCTTTATCTGAAGCAGAATCCGTGGAATCTGGAAGCTGTTGCGGTCAAAGGATATAACGACCCGCAGGAAATCGTCGAGATAGTAAATACTTATATTGACTATAATGCATTATTTGAGAACGAACTGCAGAAGAAACTGGAAGATTTTTATTCGGCACTAAAATGGGGTAATATACCCACCGAAGTTAATCAGAATGCTCAGGAATGGTTTAGTTTTTGATATTTATTTATTCACCCCTTGCGTCGAGCCACCCACAGACGGGGCTCGGTTATAGAGACTCTCTTATGAGAAAAATGTTGGAAATTCTTTTAGCAACTGCGATGTTGTGTAGTTCCGCTTATGCTCAAATCACAAGTGGTATAATCCGTGGAACTGTAAAAGATGTTACTGGTAGCACAATTGAAAATGCAAATGTTACTGTGGTCTTTGTTCCCACTAATCAACGAATTGTTACGAAAACTACAACAGAAGGTCGGTTTACATTATCCAACTTAAAACCAGGCGGTCCATACACAGTATCGGTGACCGCATTGGGGTTCCGTCCAAAGTCTACGGATAATCTTACAGTTCGTTTAGGTGAAGCAACAAGCACAGATATTGAGATGGAAAAGATTATTGTAGTATTAAATCAAGTATCGGTTATTGCAGACGTAGCAGCACAAGCACGTAAAGATGGTGCGGTGGCTCAACTCAATCAAGAGAAGTTACAAGTGCTTCCCACTCTGTCTCGTAGTCTCCAAGATATGACCCGTATGACCCCACAAGGCAACGGGGTTTCTTTTGCGGGTTCCAACTATCGGTATAACAACTTGACGATTGATGGAGCAGCATCGAATGATGCGTTCGGATTCAGTCAATCATCAGGTCAATCCACCGCATCTGTTCCAACTGGAACACCTGGTTCTCTTTCACGTTCACAACCCATCTCACTTGACGCCATTGAACAAGTGTCTGTGGTCATCGCACCATATGATGTGAAAATTGGTAATTTCACAGGTGGTAGTGTGAACGCAGTCACTCGTTCAGGCACCAACACCACCGAAGGTTCCATCTACTCATTCGGTCGTGTTCCACAATTTATCGGTGATGGTATCTCTGGTAAAATGCCAACCACCTTTAATGAATATCAAGCAGGTGGTCGTATCGGTGGTCCTATTATCAAGGACAAGTTGTTCTACTTTTTGAATTTTGAAATTGCACGTAGAACAGACCCTATTCTATTTGCACCTGGTAATCCAGGCGTGTTGGCCACAGAAGCAGTGGCACAACAGGTCCGTGACAGTCTCATATCATTCGCAGCAAAATCAGGTGTTCCGAACTTTGATGCAGGAACCTTTGGAGCATATGACATTGAAGCAAATAGTGAAAAGTATTTCGGTCGTGTGGATTGGAATATTGGGAACTCCATACTGACGGTTCGTAGTAATCTTGTCAATGCAGTCGCAGGAAACTTGGAACGTGGACAAGCACTCACCAAGTTAGCCTCACAAGACTTCGACCATTTCAGTAGAGCCACCAACACCGTTGCTGAATTGAAATCACAACTTGGAACAGGACTATCTAACAGTTTGTTGTTGGGATATTCACTTGTTCGTGACCACAGAAATCCATATGGTAATATGTTCGCACCACAAATTGAAATCCAAGATATTCAGTTTGGTCAAATCAATGCAGGTAGTGACCGTGAAGGGGTGGTGTATGGCACCAAAGTTCGCACCTATGAAGTGACTAACAATCTCACGTGGTCTGTGGGGAAGCATACCCTTACCGCAGGAACTCACAATGAGTTTTATAATATTCAATATACTTTCGTGAATGGATACGCAGGTCGTTGGCAATATGCAAACCTCGCATCATTCTTCGCAAATCGTCCTAATCGTATCAGAGCCACATTTGATTTGACGGACAATAGTTTAGATTATGTGTTGAACAATCCAGGTGCCAACTTCAACATCACTGTACCAAGTGTGTATGTTCAAGATGAAGTAGCAGTTACGGACAACTTCAAGGTGACCGCAGGTGTTCGTGCAGACTGGAATATGATGGATACACCAGTTCAAGCAGATGCGTTTACGAACATCACTCTCACGAATGGTACCAAACCATATAGCACCATCACCAACGACTATGGCAGAAGTTTGTTGATTGGTCCTCGTTTCGGATTCAACTGGCAAACAGACAGAGTGACATATCGTGGTGGGGTTGGATATTTCCAAGGTCGCATGCCGTTCGCATGGTATGCCTATCCATTCATCCACAACGGATTGGTAGTAGGAAACATTGATGCTCGTCCAACCAATGTGGTTCCGTTGATTGTGGACCCACTTCGTCAAAGTTCATTGAGTAGCACCACGACATATGAAATGAATGTGATTGGCAATAATTATGTCCAACCACAGATGCGTAGAATGAACTTGGCAACAGACATCAAGTTACCATTTGATGCATTACTTGTACTGGATTGGACATTCACCAAGACATTGAACGACATCGTATTCACGAACATCGGATTACCCGCACCCGCAGGTAATCTAGCAGGTGGTGACCGTAGACCTGTGTATACTTCAACCAGATTGGCAACGACTACAGCAAACCCATACACATCGGTATTCGCACTCAACAATACGGACAAGGGTTATCGATACAATGTCACTGCAAACTTGAGTAAGAAGTGGGACCACCTTGATGTAATGGCAGCATATAGTTATGGGGAAGCAAAGGATTTGGCAAACGGTCAACGTAACTCGTTTCAATCACACGTGGAATACAATCAATTGGTGAAGGGTAACCAATATGATTTAACGTGGTCTAACTTTGATATTCGTCATCGGTTTGTGGTGAATAGTAGTTGGAACTGGAAGAACACCACCGTATCAGCAGTATACACGGGTTCATCGGGTTCACCATTCTCCTATGTGTATTCTGGTGATTTGAATGGTGACGGGTCAAGTCATAATGATTTGATTTATGTTCCACGCAATATTGATGAAATCAAGTTGGTTCCATCTGCTCGTCCTACGGGTCAAGTAGATACCAGAACAGCACAACAAATCTGGGCAGACTTGGATAAGTTTATCAGTAACGACCCATATCTTTCCTCACATCGTGGTGAATACACCAAGCGTAATGGGGCACGTACTCCGTGGAACCATAGAACAGATGTTCGTATCATTCAATCTGTCAAGAATGTAGATATTACATTTGATATTACGAACTTTGGTAACCTGTTGAATAAGAATTGGGGTAAGTATTATTTCGTTCCAAACCTCAATAATCAAAATGTCTATCCACTCCAATATCGTTCAGGTCGTGGTGTGAATAGCATTCCAACATTTAGTTTCGACCCATTAAATACCACTTATCAAACAGACGATTTAATGTCTCGTTGGCAGATGCAAATGGGAATTAGAATAAACTTCTAATTAATACATTATAATAAAAACACTTGACAGAATGGGGGATGTGTGATATATTTCATACATCCCTTATTCTTTGGAGGTAGTATGGCTGCGATTGGTATCTGGTTGAGCAGAGGAAACGCCGGATGGGTATCGGCTGCTATTGGGTTCGCTATTATGATTTACTTGGTTTGGAAGCGGGTTTGATATGTTATTCAAGATTGGTGTCGTTCTCGTTTGTGCGTTCGCAATCTTTGTATTGATTAGTGCTATCTACGCACACATTTCTTACACCCTTATGAAGATGGATGAGGAGCGTGATATCTCATGAAGATTATCAAGTCAAGTGATTGGTTGATTTCCGAAAACAAGAACGGTGGTGAGAAGTTCTGGCGTATTCATATCGTCAAGGATGGTTCTGACTATTATACACAGACTGAATGGTATCAGATTACCAAGAGTGGTCGTACATCTAAGCAGCAGATGTCTGAACCGTATTTTGCCGAACCGACGAATGTTGGTCGGTCAAACGAGCGTAACTCTGAGCAACAGGCGGAGTTTGAGTTTGACGCTGTAATCAAGAAGCAACGGGACAAAGGGTTCCGTGCGAAGGGTGAACGGAAGAATGTTCGTCCGATGCCGATGCTTGCACACAAGTTCACGGACCATAAGAAGAAGGTGGAGTTTCCTGTGTATGTGCAGCCGAAGTTGAATGGGATGCGTATGTTGTTTGACGGAGAGAATGGATATAGTCGGGGAAACAAGGAAGTCATTCCCGAAGTCATTCAGCACTTGAAGTTTGACACAGGTGGGTTTATTCTTGATGGTGAGTTGATGCTTCCGAACAATCAGTTGTTGCAGGAGAGCATGAAGGCAATCAAGAAGTATCGTCCAGAGTTGTCCTCGCAACTTATCTACCATGTCTATGATGTGGTGATTCCAGACCAACACTATGATAATCGTATGGAAATTCTGGATACGATTTTTATGGATGCACCGAAGAATGTGGTCAGGGTCAAGACCGTTAAGGCTACCGATGAGTCGCAAGTATCACATCTTCACCAGTTGTTCGTGCAGGATGGATACGAGGGAACAATGATTCGTGACCCGTTGGCAAATTATGAGATTGGTAAGCGTTCCTATTCACTTTTGAAACTAAAGGACTTCGTAGATGCAGAATATCGTATTGTTGATGTTGTTGATGGTGACGGTAGTGATGTTGGGCTCGCCATATTTGAATTGGAGACTGATTCTGGTCAGCGGTTTAATTGCCGTCCAGAGGGTTCACAAGAAAATCGTGCGGACCTATTCAAGAATCGTCGTTCGCTTATTGGCAAGTATCTAACGGTTCGCTATCAAGAGTTGAGTAAGGATGGCGTTCCTATTTTTCCAGTTGGTGTCTCTATTCGTGATGAGGAGGATTTCAAATGACTAAAGTTATGGTTCCGTTAGATTGGGAAACGGTGGATAATATTGTTGTTATGCAAGTAGGTCAGATGAAAGAGGACTTGGAAAAATATCTTGTTCAAGTTAAGGAAAATAAGAAGGGAACAGTATTCGATTTGGATTACAAGAAAGATATGAAGCAAATCAAGGAACATATCGAAGCGTGTGAGAAGATTTACGCTTACTTTGGTGGAAACAACAAGTAGTAGTCGGCACCGCAGTTGGTCGGGACAACGATAGTATGACACGGGCGCTACCCGAGGTTACAAGCATACTATGCTAGCCAAGGACTAGGTGAGAGCCTAGATGGGTTCGAATCCCACGGTGCCACTTTACGAGGAAACTATGGAAGATAAAAAGAATCCAAATGCGTTGACCTATGGAATCTCTCCTAGTGCTCCTGCATCAATTAAACCAGTAGAAGTGGATAAGTGGATTGGGAAAGTTGAACCCACGTTCAAGCACTATTACGAGGAACGATATAATGATTTGGTCAGACAATACGAGCAACTCGTCCACGATTACGAAATCAACAAAATGTGCTACGAAGCCTCTCTTGGATTTGAACCGAATATGGGACAGGTGTATCATCTTTATCGTAAGGGTAATGGAGACACATTCCTCTCTATGGTAGAACCGCAGTATGCATTCTGGGGTGAACATCTTGGTAGTTATAGATTAAACGCTCAATATGCGTGGGAACAAGTCTAATGGCATTACAAGGATATTGGGTCGAACATATCTCATTTTCGGAACGGGTACGTACGTTTTTAAGTACGTGGCACTATTCTGATTATACCAAGGTTCAAGCAAAAGAAGTCTTTGGGTTGTTTCGGGAAGGTACTTTTTTACCTGAAATGGTTGGAGTGTGTATTTATACTAGGCCGGCAGGACCGACTGCGGCACAGAAGTATTATCCACAAGATCCTGATAAGTGTTTAGAACTTCGTCGGTTGTGTCTGGTAGACGATACCCCGAAGAACGCAGAAAGCTTCTTTGTCAGCCGAACATTAAAGTGGTTACGAAAATACACCGATTGGAAATTTGTTGTAAGTTATGCTGACCCCGAACAAGGACATAAGGGAATTATCTATCGAGCGGCAAACTTTAAGTATGAAGGAGTGACCGCACCTGGGTCATCGCTCATTGTTGACGGAAAACCGTTTCATATCAGAACATTAACGATGACTGATAGACCTTATGGCGTAGAAATCAATCAACGATACAAGAACAAAGACCCGAATGTTGAAATCTTAAAAACAGAACCGAAGCATATTTATACCTATCAGCTCTAGGAGATTCATATGGGAATGTTTGATACACTAAAAGTACAATTAAAAATTCCAGGCTTTTCGGACATTCCCGACTGCGAATTTCAAACAAAATCGCTTGACTGTGCATTAGAAAATTATGTTATAACTGATAATGGTGAATTATACAAGGAAGTCTGGGATTATGAGTGGACCGATGACCTCAGCTCCACTTTTAATGGGTATTTTAATAAAGTAGAAGGTAGTTATCGCCGTGAGTACTTGACAAATTACCACGGGGATATTATATTTTATACAGGTGAAACGATAGATGAAAAGTGGCGTTATTACACAGCACGGTTCACCGAAGGTAGATTGTCTAGAATTTGGTACGAAGATAAACAATATTAACAGAGGTTAAATGGTTATGGAAAAGTCAAAGCTGGAACGGTTCATTTCGAAGTACAACATTGGTGGAGCATGTGAGAGCGTCAAGCTTGTATCAAACGGTACAGATATGACAGTTCGCTCCATTTCTGATGACAAGAATGTACTTGCCGAAGTTACTGGTCACGATATCGGATTTCCCCAAGGTGAGTTCAGTATCTATGAAACAAAGAAGCTTCGTTCACTTCTTGGTGTACTTGGGGAAAAGCTCAAGGTCGCTGCCAACAATGTGGCTGGTAAGGTTGTCGGATTGAATCTTTCTGATTCCGATACAAAGGTTACGTTCGTTCTGGCGGATGAGTCGGTCATCCCGAAGGTTCCCGATTTGAAGAAGCTTCCGCCTACTGATATCGAAATCATTCTTGATGAGAAGTTCGTTAATACATTTGCACGTGCAAAGGGCGCTTTGTCTGAGGTGAGTACATTCACCGTGACGAGTGACGGCACTGACGCTACTGTAGTTATTGGTTATTCCTCGTCAAATACTAACCGCGTCAATATCAAGACCACCACAAAGTCTAATGTTAAGATTGATGCTATCAGCTTCTCTGCTGACTATTTGAAGGAAGTACTTCTCTCGAACAAGGAAATCAAGGATGGTATCTTGAAGGTTAGTTCGAAGGGTATCGCTGTGGCTGAGTTCGCAGGTGAGGGGTTCACCTCGAAGTACTATCTCGTTCAGATTGACACGAAGGATTAATGGCCGGCTTCGACGATTTCTTTGATGCACCCAAGTTTGATTTCGACAAGGAGAAACAACTCTTTGTCGAAAACTTGGACATGCTTAAGAGTATGTCTGTTCAAGAGCAAACCTTGTACAAGAAGTATAAGGAAGTAAATGGGTATTATCAGAATTCGTTTGATAAGGCACGTATTGTCAAGGCGAAGATTTGGACGCCTACTGAACTGAACAATAAGGAACAGACTGTCAAGGAAATCCAAGCCCTCCAGCCCCGTATCCGTGTCGTGATGCCAAAGACCACGGACGAGCTCGATTGGAATATGATTCGCGTATTTTCACATACAATGGAGTTTGACCAGAACCCCGGTAGATTTGTTCGGTTCCTCGTATATGATGAAGTGACGGGGAAGTATCTGGGTGCAACTTCGTTGGGTAGTGATGTAATCGCTATCGGATGCCGTGACCAGTGGATTGGTTGGGATAAGGATACAAAACTAAAGGGGAAGTTGAATAATTCCGCTATCGGCACGTGTATTATGGCTACCCAGCCGTTCGGTTACAACTTCTTGGGTGGAAAGCTCGTTGCTTCGATGTTGACCACAAAGGTTGTTGCCGATGCGTGGGAGAAGATGTATAACAATGTGTTGGCTGGACTGACCACCACTTCGTTGTATGGGTCTGAGTCTATGTACAATTCTATTCCGTTCTGGAAGAAGTTGGGTTCGAGTACTGGTGCGATTGGTATCAAGCCCGATGATGATGTCTATGGCAAGTGGCATGACTATCTGAAGCAGAACAAGCCAGATGAATACAAGGAACGCTTCGTCAAGGATGACCCATCGAAGGGGCCAGTCACAGGTATTAAACAGCAAATCATTTCTATGATTTTCCGTGAAGTGGGAGTCAGTGCGAGTAAGTACAAGCACGGCTTTGAACGTGGTGTATATTACGCTCCCCTTTACGAGAATACCCGTGAGTTCCTCCGTGGGGAAATTGAGAAGGATAGGCTCATTCCCTTGACAAAGTTGAAGGATGATGTAGATTCCGTTATCAATTGGTGGAAGCCGAAGGCTATTGCCCGATACGAAAAGTTGCACGAAGAGGGTCGGACAAAGGATGGCATTCTGTATTACACCAATATGATTGGGATTAGTTGGGATGAGGCAAAGCGTGTATATCTTCCAGAGGTCGGGCGATGAGTTTCTTTGAAACAACCGTTGACATATCAAAGTGTAGAAAAGTATTGGTGATACCTAATATCACTAATTCTGCTAATATTGAAAAAGACTCGTTTGTGGATGTCATCTACAATCATATTCGAGCGTTGGAAAAGCTTGGAGACTACTATTGGCATATTTTGGTTCCAGAGCCAGTTGCTAAACTAAATCTTGAAAATGTCAAGCAACACATCGTAGATATTTCTGGTGATATGATTCATATGCGGGTAACCTTTCCTAGAAAGGCTATTAATCTCTTACAAGAGTTAGAATACGATGTTGTGTATTCACATTTACCAGATTGGTTTATGGTAAAGCGATATACCGATAAGGATATTATTGGATACGCACATTGGTGGGAAATGAAATCGTGTAACGCTGAAGATAGAAAGAATCGTCAACGAAACATTGTGGCAGAATTGTTGGGTGTATTGGGGATGAAGGTCTGTTATCTCAACACCCAAGACCAAAAGAATCGTGTATTAGACGAGGCACGTCAATGGTTTAGTGACGAAAAGGTTCAAGAATTAGATAAAATTCTTCAAGTCTGGCATTTGGGTGTTCCACAAGGTAAAATCATTTCTACTCCTACTGAAAAAGAGAAGATTGTTGTATTCAATCATCGAGCGGCCGCATATAAGGGGTATCCACAATTTATTGAATTAATGAAGGAGTATCGTGAATCCAGACAAGACTTTACAGTTTGGGTGCCGCAGCTGGAAGGAAAACCAGAAGAATCGTGGATTGACAATACAAAAGTCCCGAAGCATGAGTACTATACCAGACTTCAACGTTGCTCCGTAGGAATCCAAATGCGCCAGTCAAACTATGGTTGGAGCGTGGCAGCTACAGATTGCATGATGAATGGCACTGCCGTCATTTTCCAAGAGTCTGATTGTTATCACGAAATTGACCCTAACGGAATGTTCTTCAAGTTTAAAAAGGATTTGTTTGCGACTCTAGATAAATTCTTTGATGATGAAAACTTTAGACACGAACAAGGTGTAAGAAGTATAGCTAGAACTAAGGAATTACAGTTAAACGAAGCTAAGATGATTAAACAATTAAACAATCAACTAACACGGTAGGAGAAAATGAATCTACTTAATTTTGCAAAGTTCCCAGCGTCCTTCAACGAAAGTGAAATCCATCTGGGAAATGCTCCTGCTCAGTATGAGTCCTATCTTTATAAGTATACACATCTAGAAACGGGGAAAATGTACATAGGAATTCACAAGGGTAGACTTGGGGACAGGTACTGGCATTCGTCACAAAACGAGGAATTTAATCAAGCGCTTTCTACCGAGAAAAATGTTTTTAAGTTTGAGGTTCTTCGCTTCGGTAGCCATCAAGCTATGGAAGTTGCAGAAAGTAGGATGTTAAATGCGGTGGACGCCAAAAATAACCCTATGTACTATAACTTATCAAATGGTATGAAATTAAATCACGATGCACCGCCCGACGTAGAAATGATGCAAATCTTAGTTGATAAGATTCAGTCTAGAGATGGATTGACTGTTACCATAGAATCAGTTGAAGACATTGCAGTACTAAAACGTGTACAGGTTCGATTGGCTGAAGATGAAGCTCACAAGAGGGAAATCAAGGAACGTATTGAAGACGCCGGTGGCGATACTTCTGGATGTTCGCCTGTGGTTATATATGAAGGCCGTGGGCCCAATGGAGAGGATCTTATTGGTGATGGTAACCACACAGTTATGGCTGCAAGTGAAGCAAAGCATTGTACTGTAATTCCTGTCATTCGTATTCCTAAGAGTGTACATAAAGAATATACCGATGCTGAATTGAAGGCTATTGGTAATCTTTTGAATAAGAAGCCGGATACTATTAAGAAGCCCGTCAGTCCTGATGATGCTGTAAAGCACCTTGAAGATATTGTTAGTAAAGGTGTTACTTTGGAACAGTTTGCAAAAGATGAAGACGCTCACAGGCAGTATTTACAAATCTGTGGATTTACCGGTAAGACAATAACCAAGATTATTGGTAGGGTTAAGAAGAGTATTAAAAACCAAGAGTTTCTTAAGGCTAATAAACTTTGGATTGACTATACGAAGTCTGTACATAAAAAGACTTTAGAGAGTACTACCGAAGGTTTTAGAACGGCAGATACTATGGCAGTCCATGTAAGTTCTGCGATGTTTAAGTGGGACAATATTATAAATACGATGTTTACTCATACAGAAGAAACCAAAAAGGGTCGTGTGATGACGAAGGACAAAATGGTAGTTGTCGTATACCATGCCGATTCCGATAAAGAATTGGACTGGAAAGTGAATCTTCAGCCACAGATTTTAAATAAAATTAGTTGGTTCTTTACAAGACTCGGATATAGTGTTAGAATACATGAGATGCCTACGACTATGACCCATAACCCGTTTTTAAACAATGAGTAATCATACAATTTGGGTAGAAAAATATCGTCCGTCTATCTTGGACAATTATATTGGAAACGAAACTCTCAAAGAGAAGTTCGCGCATTATATTGAAACCCAAGATATCCCGCATCTACTGTTCTATGGAACGGCAGGTACAGGTAAGACAACCGCAGCAAAGATTCTTATCAAGAACATCGAATGTGATTATCTGTTTATCAACGCATCCGATGAGCGTGGTATTGATGTGATTCGTGAGAAGATTAAGAACTTTGCTTCGACCTCTGGATTTGCTCCGTTGAAGGTGGTGGTACTGGACGAGGCTGATGCTCTGACACCAGACGCTCAGGCAGCTCTTCGTAATATGATGGAAGTGTTCAGTCAGAGAACGCGCTTCATCTTGACTTGTAATTACTTTGAACGTATTATTGCACCCATAGTCAGTCGGTGTCAGACTTCTGCGTTGACCCCTCCCTCGAAGAAGGAAGTGGCGGTTCATCTTACAAACATTCTGAATCAAGAAGGTGTTTCGTTTGAGAAGCAGGCAATCGCTACGTTGGTGAACGCCTATTATCCAGATATTCGTCGGATTATCGGAACGGCTCAGCAACAGACCCGTGATGGAAAGTTGACGGTGAATGTGAACGAAGTAATTGCTGGTGATAGTAAGCTAAAGATTATGGATTCGCTAACTAGTAATCAACCTTCAGCAAACAAGGTTCAAGAGATTCGTCAGATTGTGGTAGATGCAGGTATCCGTGACTTTACCGAACTCTATCGGTTACTTTATGATAAGGTTCAAGATTATGCCCCGAACAAGATTCCCCAGACGATTATTCATATCGCTGAAGGTCAGTATCGGGATGCATTTGTAGTAGATAAGGAAATCAATTTTATGGCAACAATGTATAACATTTTAATGTAAGAGGAAATTATGACCAGTAAGTTTATTCCGCCTTCGGGCAAGCCAGACCCACGCCAGATGCAACAGCAGATGCCTGACCTTTCACAAGCCACGGATATTGTCTGTGAGAATTGTGGAAACCTCACCTTCCAAGAAGTTCTCTTAATGAAGAAGGTGTCTGCCCTCGTATCACCAAACGGTAAGGAGGGTATTGTACCGATTCCTACCTTCTCTTGTGTCGCGTGTGGGTTCGTCAACGAGATGTTCCGTCCGTTGAAGAAGGTACAACCTGCGACCGAAGCCGAGGCACCAGCCGAACCCACCAAGCCTAAGCTTGTATTAGAGACCTGATGGAAACCACGTTCGTAGATAAGTCCCGTGTCACCGTCCGAGAAATCTCAAAGAATGTGGCACGGGATTTTATTGAAACCCACCATTATACGCATAAGTTCAGCTCTACACGATATGCCCTTGGGGTATTCTATGTAGAGGATGGTGAGCATGCGTTCTTTGCTGGGGAGAACGAACGTTTGATTGGATGTATGACCTATGGACATCCAGTAAGTAATCGTACGGTGGATTCGATTACCGAAGGGTTAGAGCTGGATGAAGTACTGGAGTTGACCAGATTGGTGTGCTTGGATGGATACGGAAAGAATCTGGAAAGTTATGTAATCGCCCAGTCCTTTGATTGGATGAAGAAGAATGACCCGAAGGTAAAAGTCTTGGTCAGTTATGCAGACCCCGAACAAGCACATACGGGTGGTATCTACAGAGCAACGAATTGGTTATATCAAGGATGTGGGTATTCCAAGTTGATGCCAGATTATAGTATTCGTATTAATGAAGATGACCTCTGGACGCATAGCCGTACTGTAGGCGCTCGTTGGGGAAACAAGTCTGTAGAGAATCTGGCTAAGACCATCGGTGAAACCTTCTATCGCAAAGAAGAAACAGCGAAACACCGATATATCTATTTTCTCTGTGGGAAGAAGGAGCGGAAGCGGATGATGAACAATTTGAAGATTCCCGTATTTCCATATAATGAAATCAAGCCTTATACCCAACTAATTCAGAAGGTGTATGTAAAGAATGGAGTAGTTGAACGTATTGAAATCCTGCAAGGGGTTGACAATGGCTGGTCAAACAAACAGATTGTAATGCAGGAGGATGAAGATGGCGAAGACTCTATTTGACCATATTAATGCAATTTATCTAGAACAGAAGAAGAACTATTTCTCTGGATTGGATGATGGGGAGAAGCGAACCTATAGTAACTATATGGTCAATCGCTTTCTTTCTATGAACATTCATCAGCTCCCGCTGGTCAATGAGATACAAAAGTACACGCTACCTTCCGATGTTCACTATTTATTCTTTGCGACCACGATTCCTCGCGGTAAGCAATATAACAAATATGTGAAGGCTGCAAAAGAAACCAAGTATGAAGAGTGGTTGGTGACCTTGGTTGCGAAGCATTATTGTGTATCCGAGATTGAAGCGGTCACCTATTTGGAAATTTATTACGAACAAGATAAACCCGCACTTCGGGAACTCTGTGAAAAGTACGGGATTGATACTAAAGTATTGAAGAAGGCAAAACTATGACACAGGATTTGGTTACTATGGTTAAGTTGAGTTGGTCGGAATATTTCCGAAAGATTGCACATACTGTGAAGTTAAAGTCAAAGGACAAGACCACACAGATTGGTGCGGTTATTGTCGGCTCTAATAATGAAATTCGTTCCACGGGATACAATTCATTTCCACGTGGGATTGAAGATTTCCACGAAGAACGGCAAGAACGTCCAGAGAAGTATTATTGGATGGAGCATGCGGAACGGAACGCCATTATCAACGCCGCTCGTATTGGTGTTTCTACTGACCGATGCACTTTATTCTTGACTTGTGATATTCCGTGTGTGGATTGCACACGCGCGATTATCAACTCTGGTATCAAGGTTATCTTTTGTGAGCGTGACCAGGGTGCAAGTGGTGAACATTGGGATGGACACAGAGAACGTAGTATTCAGATGTTAAAAGAGGCACATCGCACTGTGTGGTATTATGGGGAACAGAAACCATTTATTGATATTGGGGAATTGAGAAATGGATAATTTTACAATAACATTTTCAGAAAGTGCTTTAGTGGAAATGAAGTCTTTTGCCGAAAAGGAAGCAACCGACTATTTCCGTATTTCTGTGATGCCAGGCGGTTGCTCTGGTTTCAAATATAACTTTGAGATAATTGATAATCCAGAAGAAGATGATGTAATCGTAGAACAACATAACGGAGTAAAGGCAGTCGTTGACCCGTTTTCCGTACCATATTTAAATAATGTTGTTGTGGATTACATATCTAATATGATGGAATCTGGATTTAGATTTAATAACCCTAACGCGTCTGGTGGTTGTGGATGTGGTACGAGTTTTGCAGTATGACAAATGGAAAAGGTGATACCCCACGCCCATTGAGTGTGGATACAGAAACATATAAAAATAATTGGGAACAAACTTTTGGTAACACGCCGCAAAAAGCGCAAGCCCGTATATCGGAGTCCTTACAAGAAGTTCAAAGAGAAATTAACAGACTACGTGATATTGTAGATAACTGTGAGTATAGCGGATTACCTAACACCTCATCATACGAGGTTCACGGTGAATCTTTATAGAAATCGCAAGGTTGGTCAAACACAGAATGGGTATCGATATGTACTGTTACAAGATGCACCAAATTCCATTCATTTAACTATACAAGATAAAGATAAGGCAATGTACGATTTCCTTACCAATCTACAATCAGAAGAAGATTTAAATAACAAAATTTCTGCATTAGAAACAGAATTCACCACTTGGGTAACCACACATGAAGTCACTAACTAATTATCTCTCAGAAGAACAAGCAGTACAATGCGTGGGCAAGGGATGGGAAAAACTTGTTCGTAAGGTATATAATGCAAAGATAGGAATGGGGATTACCGTAGGGATAATTCAAGTAAAGGAAAAGTGGGGCGGACTCAGAATATATACTGATTATTACGATTCCCACTTAGAAGAAGTTATTATGCAGGTTAGTCGAGACAGTCTAACTATCTGCGAGGAATGCGGTGCTCCTGGTGGACTTGTAGCGAAAGGAACATGGTACCAGACCCGATGTGAAGATCATCGCGGTGAATGGGAGCCAGTACAACACTAATAATACCTTATAAAAGACCCCGAAAGGGGTCTTGACTTTTTGGCCCTATTTAGATATATTTCATATGTCTAGTATCCTATGAGGAACCAATGAATAAAGTTTCGTACAGTCAGTATACAACGTGGGCTAACTGCCCGCAGGCATGGAAGCTCCGTTATGTGGATGGTCACAAGTTGGATGAGGGTTCAATCCACACCATCTTCGGTACCGCCATGCACGAAGTCATCCAAGAATGGCTTGACACTCTTTTCAATAAGAGTGAATCTTTTGCAAACGGGATTGACCTTGATGACAGTTTGAAGGCAAAGTTTCACGAACACTTCAAGAATGGTATCAAGGAAGTGGATGGGGTAAAGGTATTTCCATCTGACCGTAAGACGCTTGAGGAATTCTACCATCAAGGTACAGAGATTCTTTCGTATGTTCAGGCGAACCAGAAGAAGCTCTTCCCGAACCAAAACACTACGCTCATCGGTATTGAGTTCCCGATTGATGTAGAAGTGCGTAAGGGCGTCAAGTATGTCGGGTTCGTGGATATCATCACAAAGAATGAAAAGACGGGATTGATTACCATTTACGATTTAAAGACCAGTCGAGCTGGATGGACGCAATCTCAGAAGTCTGACAAGACCAAGATTAGTCAGTTGCTTCTGTACAAGAAGTTTATCGCTGAGCATTTCAATGTGCCGCTAGAGTCGGTTCGTGTCGAGTATGTGATTCTTAAGCGCATCATCTCCGAGAATTCACCATATCCGATTCCGCGTGTCAGTCCGTTCGAGCCCCCGCATGGGAAGCCGTCAATCAATCGGGCATGGACCGACTTCGAGAATTTCTTGTTTGATTGTTTCGATGAAGATGGTCAGTATAAGACCAATACGATTAAGCATAAGGCAAGTAAGAGCGCCTGTAAGTATTGTGTATTCCGTGAGCGTAAAGACCTTTGCCAGTACGGGGTGTAATGTGGAAAATCCGATGGTCAACTATAGTAAGCTGATTGCTGAAACTGCAAGTAACCATTATAATGTGCGGGATGAATACAAGGAAAACACATACGAACAAAATGTTGCCATCACGATGAGTGAGCAACGCAGGTTCTCCGTGGGATGCATCAATATCACGGGGGAATTGAATATCGGAATGATGATTCGTTCGGCGTGTCTTTTTGGGGCTGAGAATTTTTATATCTTTGGACGCAAGAAATTTGATAAACGTAGCACTGTAGGTGCTGAGAAATACATTAATATCGTCCAATATACTTTTGATGACCCGATGACCGCCGACGAATCAATCAACGAACGTTTGGAATATCTCTTGAAGTGGAATAGTGTGGTGTTGTGTGAGCATGGTGGTGAGGAAATTGGTTCATACAAGACTCGCCAGTGGTATAAAGAAGAACTGGAAAATCCGTTGTTCATCTTCGGTTCGGAGAGTCACGGACTACCAGAGATGGTTGCCAAGAATCCACACTTCTACAAGGTATCCATTCCTCAGCGTGGTGTGCTTCGTTCGTTCAATGTGAGTGCGGCAATGAATATTATTTGTTGGGATTATATTCGGGAGATGTATTTATGAACCCAAGATTTCCTGTGAATGTACCAAATTCCCTTCAACGAGATATTATAGAGTTTGCACTAAGCATTGATAATGAAAAGTATTTTTCACTCAATCAAACATCCTCGGTACGTAAAGGATGCATTATCAGTGACTATCCAGAATTATCGCTTAGTGACGCAATACAATCATTTGCGGTTTCTGCCTATAAAAGTATAGGAGTTGATTCTTTTATACCAGAACATATATTTGGTAACTTTATAGGCGTAAATCTTGAAGGTGGATTTGTGCACGAACACCGTGACCCAAGAAATGACAAAAACTTCATTCATACAAGATTTAATTTTCTATTGCAAAAGCCAGAAAATGGTGGTGACCCTATTATAAATGGCACTGTGTATCCTATGAATGAAGGGCAAGGTTGGTTAAACTTGGCATCAGAATGGTCACATGGTTCGACCGAAGTTGTTGGTAAACGAGAACGAGTAGTATTAAGTTTGGGAGCATATATACATCCCGGAATGATACGGTATCTTACCGATATAATGGAGGCACAATGAAAAAGCGATATAAGCAAATGATTGATACTCGTCGGGTCTATCAACTAGAAACCGATATGTACTACGACCGTAGGTTTGCGTATATCACGAAGCAACGGTCATTGGACTATCTTGTGCGATATGCCAAGAAGATTTGGAAGGCTGAGAAAATTAAGAAGGAGATGCCTCTTATCCGATTCGGGAAAGGACTACAGAAGTATAGTTGGTGTGATGGGGAAACATTGGAACTTGCCCCAACCCAACGGGACATCTTGACTCTTGTACATGAGTTGGTTCATGCGATTGGATACGATGACCACGATAAGAACTTTGCGGCAAAAGAGTTGGTCCTACTTGCGAAATATACCTCGGTGAAGGTTGACGCACTGCATGAAATGTTTGAGGTTATGATATGAACGATATAGATAGAATTAAAAAAGAAATAGAGTATTGGCAAACCGAATTTGTTCCAAGTGGTAATATGGGTAAGTGGGCCAGACAGGCTAGAATAGATTCTTTAAATAGAACTTTGAAACAGCTTGAACAAGATAATCAAAGTGAAAACGGTGAACTATAATGGCATGGTGGCATAAACCAGACCCACCAGATATGGAAGGGTATGTACCTGACAATTTCTATAATGGTCCAGACCCCGATGCATACAAACGATATGCGGAATGGAAACATAGACAAGCACGAGAGAATAAGGTGGCGTGGGAAAAATTTCAAAAAGAAAAAAAGGAAAAGGCTATACAAATGAAAAAGAAATTAAAAGAAGCATCGGTACTGTTCTTTATCCAGATATTGAGTTATACAATCTGGTGTATTAACTTCCGAGCGGTTGCTGATACGCATTATCACACGGCAGCGGTAAGTGATTTTATGATTGCGTCTATCAACTTCTTTGTGATTCGGAAGATTGCACATGGACAAGACCAATTCCATCAGTGGGCAGGATATGCACTTGGGTCTGTGGTCGGGAGTTATTTAGGGATTTGGATTTCCGCAACATTCTTGGGAGGTTGATATGAGTGAAGTTGTATCATGTATGTTCATGGGAGAAAGACCCTACGTGATTACCGTCACCAAGGATGGGAGGGCGTTTATTGGATATGTAAGGACTGGTGATAGGCCTGCGGTTGAGTGGACGAGAGTTGCCGATATTCCATTACACGCATCAAGCACGGAGTAATCATGGATACCATTATTGTCTTTTTTGTGGTATTGGTTGCGGTGCTTACATTGGTGATGATGTTCCCGGCATACTGTAAGTGTAAGCATTGTGGATACAAGATACGTCCATATGAAATCCACAAGTGTAAAGTAAGTGGTCGTAGACATACCTGTAAATAAGGAGACTATATGCATTTGCCCAAGAAACGGAAAAAGGAAGTAGTAGAAATGACGAAGGTAAAGAGTGATACAGTGCCACCCTCATTACGTCTTGACCTCAACGGGAAGGCACTGTTGATGTTGGATACCGATGAGTGGGGTCCGATTGAACTGCGTATTGATGATAAGGAAACTGCGGTAGAACTACTTCGGGTTATTGTAGATAATCTGGGGAATATCTCTACTGTGGATTCATATACGAAAGCAGAGGGAAAGAAACTTAAGAAAATGGTGGAGGGGAAATGATTGAGAAGATTGAGAAGCCGTGGGGTAGTGAATTGAAGTTTGCACATACCGCCCATTATGTAGGTAAGATACTGGAAGTGAAGGGTGGTGAAGCACTGAGTGTTCAGTATCATAAGCAGAAGGTAGAGACGATGCATGTGTTGGAAGGTCAAGGTCGTATCGTATTGTATGTGATGGACGAGGACGGCGAACCACAGGTCACCAGTATTCAAAATATGAAAGTTGGTGATACATTCCATATCCCACCCAATCAAATTCACCGAATCATTGCGGATGCCGATATGAAGATTGTTGAAGTATCCACCAACCACTTGAACGATTTAGTCAGATTACAGGACCGTTACGACAGGAAGTAATATGATTTTACTATTAGGGGACATTCACGGAAACGCAGGAATATTTAAAGAAGCACTGGATATAGCGAAACAGTCCAGTGCTGTTGCGATTATTCAACTGGGTGACTTTGGAATGTTTCCTGAAAATGAGGAATGGTTCCGACTTAATTTAGAATATGCACATATTCCTGTTTACTTTATTGACGGGAACCACGATGATTGCACCAGGTGGGATGCCTATGACGAAGTTATCCGTGTTTGGGATGACCGTAATTTGTATTATATCCCGCGGGGTACTGTGATGGAACTGGACGGACACACTATTGCCTTTATGGGTGGTGCGGCGAGTATTGATAAGAAGATGCGAATAGAAACTAATATGCATTGGGACAGTAATGAAAACATTTCACCTACACAGGTCGAACGACTATACAGAAATGTTTTAGGAAAGAAAATTGATATGTTTCTTACGCATTGTCCACCACATTCCGTTATCGAAAAGAACTTTGACCCAACAAATAAATTGTGGTTTGGTGTAGGAATAGATTGGATTGACCCAAATCAACATATCATAGAAGACGCATGGGATAAGTTAAACTATCCACCTATCTATTCTGGGCATATGCATAAGCGTATTCAAGGATCAGACTATAGAATTTTAAATATAAATGAATTGTTGGCCGTGTAACCCACTACTTATACTAGACGGGTATAGAAGGTTATAGACAGACAAGGGTTACATTATGAGAAAAGACAAACACAAATATACTACCATTCAAATTAGTAAAGAAATAAACAAGCATATACGTGAATTCTGTAATAAGAATTTCGTAAATGCTGGACCATTGACAGAACACCTCTGGTCCAATTATATTTCTTCTAGTGTGAGTGGTAGTATTTCTTTACAGGGTTAATATTATGAAAACTGGTTACATTCCGAAGGACCAACGCAAAAAGATTCTCCTTCTCTCCGACGATATGCGAGTGACCTCTGGTATCGGAGTTATGTCACGGGAAATCGTTGAAGGAACCGCACATCATTTTAATTGGGTGCAAGTGGGAGCTGGTGTCAATCATCCAGAGATGGGGAAGACAATTGATATTTCTGCTGCATTAAATAAAGAAATAGGTATAGACGATTCGTATGTTCGTATCTATCCATATAATGGATATGGTGATAGCAGATTGATTCGTCAACTTCTTGAAATCGAAAAGCCAGATGCCATTCTCCATTTCACCGACCCACGGTATTGGATTTGGTTATATCAGATGGAGCATGAACTCCGTCAGAAGATGCCAATTCTTTATTATAATATTTGGGACGACCTTCCATTCCCGATGTATAATAAAGAATATTATATGTCATGCGACTCGTTGTTCTCTATCAGTAAGCAAACATATAACATTAACAAGCATGTTCTTGGACCAGAGAACCCACGGCATCTTGCATACATTCCGCATGGTATCAATACTAAGCGATATCACCCACTTCCAGCAGATGATGCAGCAATGCTTGAAACTCGAAAGAAACTATTTGGTGACGCCGAAGTGGATTATGTAATTTTCTACAATAGTCGGAACATTCGTCGTAAGCAAACATCAGATATCATTTACGCCTTCAAGGTGTTTATGATGAAGTTAACGCCAGAACAGCGTGAACGGGTTCGTTTGGTAATGCACACACAACCTGTTGATGATAACGGTACAGATTTACCAGCGGTTATCCGTGATGTCACACCAGAAGTACAAAAGTATATTGTGTTTTCTGCTGACCGTGTTGAGGCTGGATTCTTAAATCACCTCTACAACATCGCTGATGTAACTATTAATATGTCCAGTAACGAAGGATTCGGATTAGGTACTTGTGAAAGTATGGTCGCTGGCACTCCAATCATCGTCAATGTCACTGGCGGTCTTCAAGACCAATGTGGATTTATGGATGATGACTACAATTATCTTGACCCAGATGTACACTTTACATATGATTGGGGTAGTAATCACGATGGTAAGTATAAGAAGCACGGTAATTGGGCGTTCCCAATGTTCCCAACCAATCGTTCAATTCAAGGGTCACCAATGACCCCATACATCTTTGATGACCGTGCGTCATTTGAAGATGCAGCAGACCGAATGATGGAAGTGTATGGATTGTCCCGTGAGGAACGGAAGCTCCGTGGAGAGCTTGGTCGTCAGTACGCTTTAGGTCACGGTAAGTTTACAGCAGAACATATGTGTAACTCTTTCATTGAGCACATCAACAAAGGATTTACCAATTGGACACCACGGAAGCGATTCACATTGGAGAAAGCATGAGCTACGAATTCGAGGTCGATATGCAACTAGGAATTGCAAAATCTAGGAAAACCGCACTAGTTACTGGTATCAACGGACAAGATGGTTCCTACATGGCTGACTTCCTACTTGACAAAGGATATAAAGTCTATGGAATGGAACGACGAGCTTCTGTAAAGAATCGTGAAAATACGAAGCATCTTACTAATAATCCAAATTTTGAATTCATTATCGGTGATCTCGCTGACCAGAACTCACTTCTTCGGTGTTTGAAAACTGCGAATCCCTCTGAAGTTTATAACTTCGCAGCCCAATCGTTTGTTGGTGAAAGCTGGAACACTCCAGAACAAACCAGTGATATTACTGGACTCGGTGTTCTTCGGATGCTGGAAGCAATTCGTGAGTATGGTGAACCTATTAAGTTCTACCAAGCATCTTCGTCTGAAATGTTTGGTCGTATGGTGGAGAATCCATCAAAAGAATCCACACCATTCTATCCACGTTCTCCATATGGCGTAGCGAAGCTGTACGGGCACTGGATTACTAAGAACTATCGTGAAAGTTATGGAATGTTCAATGTTTCTGGTATCTTATTCAATCACGAAAGTGAACGCCGTGGGATTGAGTTTGTTACTCGTAAGATTACTGATGGTGTTGCTCGTATTGCATTAGGACTCCAAGATACTATTGAATTGGGTAATCTTGATGCGGGTCGTGATTGGGGATATGCGCCTGATTATGTGGAAGCTGCGTGGTTAATGATGCAACAAGATACACCTGATGATTATGTTATTGCAACTGGTGTTACTAAGACTATTAAACATTTCTTACAAGCAGCATTTTATCAAGTTAATATCTTGGATTGGGAAAAGTATGTAGTGGTCAACCCCAAATTCTTCCGTCCGGCGGAAGTCGAGGTTCTTCGTGGTGATGCAACAAAGGCAAAGGAAGTATTAGGATGGGAACCCAGAACCTCATTTGAGCAGTGGGTAGGAAAGATGGTTCACAACGATTTTACAAAGTTACAAGGATAATATATGAATATAGAAACTAAACCGTTATGTGTTGTTCGGGCACCATGCGCTACTCGTTCTGGATATGGAGATATGAGCCGTGACATCATTCGTCATATTATTGAATATGATAAGTTTGATGTTAAGGTTGTATCCGTAAATTGGGGTGAAACTCCAATGAACGCTTTGGATGAAAACAATCCAAAAGACAAGATGATATTGGACCGAATACTCACTGGTCCTCTTACGAGACAACCAGATTTGTTTGTGACTATCACAATCCCATCAGAGTTTGAAACGATTGGAAAGTATAATATTGGTATTACAGCTGGAATTGAAACTAGTATCGCATCTGCTCAATGGGTCGAGGCATGTAACAGAATGGATGCGGTTTTCACTATCTCAGAACATTCAAAGAATGTATTCTTAGCATCTCAGTTTGGTCGTAGAGGCCCTAACGGAGAAGATTTGGGTACCCTTAAGCTTGAGAAGCCAGTCGAAGTATTACACAATTGCATTGACCAAGCTATCTTTAAGAAGCTCGAATACGAATCTGATGTTCAAAAGACGGTCAAAGAGGTATTAGCAGAAGTTCCAGAGAAGTTTTGCTATCTTTTTGTTGGTCACTGGTTGCGTGGAGACTTTGGTGAAGATAGAAAGAATGTTGGTTTGTTGGTTCGTATATTCCTTGAAACCTTTAAGCAAACAAAGAGTTCTCCACCAGCATTAATTCTAAAAACCAGCGGTGGCAATTTCTCCATCTTGGATAAACGAGAAATTCTAAAGAAAATAAATGATATTCGTAATACTGTACAATTGGAAGCAGGTCAAACCATGCCCAATATTTATGTATTACATGGTGAGTTGACCGACAGTGAAATGAATTCATTATATAATCACCCAAAGATTAAAGCACACGTTTCGTTTACAAAGGGTGAAGGGTTTGGACGGCCATTACTTGAAGCATCGGTTAGTGGGAAGCCAGTGATTGCCTCGGGTTGGTCTGGTCATATGGATTTCTTGAACCCAGAAGAAGCTGTATTGGTCGGTGGTGAGTTGGCACAGATACATCCAAGCTCTGTTTGGGATAATATTCTTATCAAGGAATCTTCCTGGTTCCGACCAGATATTCAACAGGCAGCCAATGCACTTGCTGGTGTATTTATGGATTATGAAACCTTCCGTAAGAGGTCTGCAAAGCTGGGTAAGGAGAATTTTAAGAAGTTCTCCTATAATGCAATACAACAAAGAACGTGGGAACTTCTTGACAAGTATGTACCAGAGTTTCCAAAACAGGTTCCTATTAAGTTACCTACTTTAAAGAAGGTTGATTTACCTAAACTTAAAAAGGTTGAATAATGCCTCTACGTAGTGAACGCAGATTTATTAGCCTAAGTAATGTAAAGTCTGGTATGATGATTCAGTTTAGCTATCAGAAAAAATCTGGTGGTGCTGGGTCGTATACTGTGTTGGTTATAGACCCGAATCGTAAAAGTGAACGGGCAACAGAACCACAGTTACATGGATTTGTAATTGAAGAACTTACCGATGCACAATTGATTGAATTTTTCGCTTCGTTCGGCACAAGTATTAATATGGACTATGACGACAGACGGGCAAGTGTAGTGGAGAATTTAAATACAGACGAAGCTTATAAAACATTTTCAACATCACCGTATGTAAAGGGCCGTTCATATCGTACATTTAATCTGAGCGGAATGTCGCAAGTTCGTCAAATCTTACTTGGCTCAGTAGACTAGGAGTGAATATGTCAGAAGAAATTTGTCCACAAGAAGATTGTGTCCCTAAAGAGGACTTACCAAGTGCTATGGAAATGGCAAAGAATCTAATGCGAGATGGTACTAAAATTATTAAGAACGCTGTAGATGGTAACAAAACACTCGTTGAACAATTTGTAAGAGACAACAGGTGGTCTATTTGTGCTGAATGCCCGCGGCTGCAAAATGACAGATGTTTAGAATGTGGATGTTTTATGAAGGTAAAAGTAGCATTTCAAACATCGGTATGTCCTTTAGGAAAATGGTAAAATGAATTTAGTACCCGTAACGAAGTATTTTTATCCGCACAGAATTTTAGATATCGGTGCGAACATCGGTCAGTTCCATCAAATAGCAAGAGCGTTGTTTCCAGATAGTTATATATTTTCTATTGAAGCTTCTGCGGCATGTGAACCAGCCTTACGACAAATCACCGACCAGTATCTTATTGGTCTTTTGGCAAAAGATGATTCAGTGTATAATTACTACACAAGAAAAGACACCGATACTTGTACAGGCAATTCTATTTATCGGGAGTTGACAGAATGGTTCTCTGATAGTAATTTAAAAGTAGTGCCCAAGCAAGGTAGACGATTGGATGATGTATTTAGCGATGACTCCGAATTTGACCTAATTAAAATTGATACACAAGGGTCAGAGCTTGATATCATAAGTGGTGGTAGGAATTTGTGTAGTAAGGCAAAAGGTATTCTACTAGAAGTGTCGTTAACACAATACAACGAGAACTCTCCATTAATATCAGAAGTACATGAATTTATGCAAAACTTTGGATATATGCCAAAAGAAATATTAGGTGAAAGTCGTAATATGCAAACTGGAGAAGTATTTCAGCACGATATCTTATACATTAAACAATAAAGGAAATATGAAAGACTTAATAATAGGTGCAGCAGATAATTACGAATGGCAGCACGTTCGGATATGGGCAACATCAATCAAGCAATCTGGCTTCGAGGGAGATGTTGTTTTGTTAGCTTATAGAGTTACGGAAGAGCTTGTACGGAAGTGTCAAGAACTTGGCATATATGTCGTCCAAGTTGACCACGATGAAACTGGTGCTCCTATAAACCATAGATTGGGTAATATTAATACACAATCACATAAGATTCGTAACTTCCATATCTGGCAATATCTATCCGATAATGACCCGTATCGTATGGTTGCTATCACAGATACTCGGGACATTTATTTTCAATCAAACCCCAGAATCTTCTTTGACAACCACCAAGAACACGATATCTATTTCCCAAGTGAATGTATTGAAATACGACACGAAGCGTGGATATCAAGTATGATTAGTCATCTATTTGGTCCATTCATCCTAGATGCAATCAAACATAGCACCACCTGTAACAGTGGGACATTGTTTGGTAAGGGTGATGCAATTAAGCAATTGATGTTGAATATGTACTTAATCGCTAAGAACTTTTCTGCAACTGGGTCAGACCAACCAACGATGAATGTAATCAAAGAACTATTCCCACCACAGAACTGTAAAGTACTTGGAATGGATGCTGGTTGGGCATGTCAATCTGGTGTTGTACTAGACCCAGAGAAGACGCACTACGTTCCGTTGCTGTTGGAACCACAACCAGTTATCAAAGACAAAATGGTATATAACAACGAAGGAACCTTATTTTGTATTGTCCATCAATGGGATAGAATTCCAGAACTAAAGTCTATCGTGGCAGAGCGGTATGCAGTATAGTATTGTAATCTCATATCGTAACCGTGAAAACCATCTAGCTATCAACATCCCTAGACTTTACCAATATTTTACAAAGTTAAATGTTGACTTTGAAATTATCGTAGTTGAACAAAATGATTCCGAGCCATTCTGCCGTGGTCAATTGTTCAACGAAGGTGTAAAGATTGCCAAAGGTGATGTAATAATCATCCACGACATAGACCATTATCCTACCGACGGAACCAACTATACAGAGTTTACCACGGATGTGTTTCTTCCAATCGCAAAAGTAATCTATGTTGATAACAATCTACAACCGAAACCATTGGACAAAGTTCCAAGTGGTTATCGGCATTTTAGAGAAGGCGTAGATTCCGATTTCTTTGGAGGCGTGTTGATTATTAAGAAAGATAAATTCCTTGACATCAATGGATTCTCGAATGTGTATGTGGGGTGGGGATTGGAAGATGCGGATATCAGAGAACGTATATTACACTATGGATTGAGTATCAAGCGTTCTGACGCCAATACATTCTTTGCACTCGACCACCCAGATTCCGCACCAACACCAGGTGACGTTAACTTCTTAAACAATAGCCAGGCCTTTATGTATCGTGGACAATTATTGAAGTACGGAATAAAGTCACAACTAGCCGAAGTTGAAGAAGTAGTACCACCAATGAAAGAAATTAGTCGGTGGATAAAGGTTACAAATTTTGCTGCAAATGAGGATATGTTATGAAAATTTTATATAGAATCTCTGATGGTTCGTACAAGAAAGAACGATTTCAACATGCTACCAAACAGAATTGTATCGCAAACTTCTTGACACACTTTCCAAAAGAAGAAGTGACTATATATGCCGATAACGTTCGGGATGAAACACTCGAATGGATTACCGCATTAGGATGTGAAACTATCCGTACAAATGGTGGAAGTAGTGCAGCGGGGTTCCGCATCGTCATGGACGCTGCATTAGAATTGGCTGATGATGAATCCGTATACTTTGTAGAAGATGATTATTTCCATTTACAGAATTCCAGAAAAGTATTATTGGAAGGACTGGAGCGGTCACACTATGTTTCGTTATATGACCACAGAGATAAATACATTCCAGCCAGTATGGGCGGTAATCCTTTTATCGAAGATGATGCAGCAGAACTCACTAAAGTTTTCGTTACCGATTCAGTTCATTGGAAACTTACCAATAGCACAACGATGACCTTTGCGACTAAGGTAGTAACATTAAAAGAAGATGCTGAGATTTGGAAGAAGTATACATCAGGCACCTATCCACATGATTTCAAGTGTTTCCTTGAATTACGTGAGAATGGACGTACACTCGCCACACCACTACCAGGCTACAGTACTCACTGTGAACCAATGTGGGCATCACCATTAATTGATTGGGAATCATGCGTACCTGCTTAATAATATGTTATGGATACTTCGGTGACCATTTACATGCAAATGCTATTGCGGAACGTTTAATTACAGAAGGTCAATATGATGCGGTGGATTATGTAATAGGATTCCCACAAGTATATCCGTTCTTTGAGCGAAACACATATGTACGAAATGTATATATCGATGGAGTGGGACCAGCTCCACGCGTACGATCAAATGCAAATACTTATGATAAGGTGTTTCAGTTGGGGTCAATCAAACGAGTGGTACCACCACCGGTTGAAATGCAATTATTGTGTGGTGTAAAAAATCCATCACCAACGTTTTATGTACATACCAATCCAGAACTAGATCAACTTGTTCGTGAATCTTATGGCGAAAAGACTGGATTGGTTATTGGCATAATGAGTAACTGGAAAGAAAGGTCATTCCGTTTTACTAGGGAACAATACGACAGAGCCATCAATATACCCGACCTTGGATATGGTGGGGCACGTAGAGATACAGACTGGATTGTACAACAACTTGAATCGAAGTATAATACAATAGTTGTTGGTACATCGAGTAATGTAAACCAATTTACAGTAAACCACGAAGGACCATCATTGGATTTGACAGCATCTATTTTGAAGTACTGTGATGTGTTCGTTGGTGCGGAAGGCGGTTTGGCAAACTTGGCATTTGCTGTGGGCACGGATACGATATTAACTTCTGATTTTATACATCAATTATACGGACCAAAGGGTGTAATACAACAAGTAGAGAAGCCTATGTGCGAACCAATACATTATGGTGGTTCAAACACACATATAAACTTGGACCCATATCTTACAGATGAAGAAGCACTTTTACAGATTGTACAACATTTAGATAATAAAAGAACGGAGATTGGAAAATGAAAGTATTAATTACTGGGGTGGCTGGATTACTTGGGTCACGAATGGCTGACTGGATTATTGAAAATCATCCAGAAGCTACAGTTATCGGTATTGACGATTTAAGTGGCGGATACATAGAAAATGTTAATCCAAAAGTTATTTTCTATAATTTAGACTTGGGTAAAGAATCCTCTAATTTTATTTTCGAGCATCACCGACCAGATATTGTATATCATTTTGCTGCATATGCAGCAGAAGCGCTATCTCCGTTTATTCGTCAATACAACTACACGAATAACCTTGTAGCTACCGCAGGTATTGTTAATAACTGCATTACCTATGGTGTCAAAAGATTGGTCTTTACTTCATCTATGGCAGTATATGGCAATGGAGTTCCTCCATTTGGTGAAGACGCACCACGTAATCCAATCGATTCATATGGTATTGCGAAAATGGGGTGTGAGATGGATATTGAAATTGCAGGTGAACAACACGGTCTAGATTGGTGTATTATTCGTCCTCACAATGTATATGGTGCCAAGCAGAATATCTGGGATAGTTACCGTAACGTATTAGGTATCTGGATGTATAAGCATTTAACTGGACAACCTCTTACTATCTTTGGTGACGGGCAACAAACCCGTGCATTCAGTTGTATAGACGATTCTATTGAACCATTATGGAGAGCGGCTACTGACCCGAAAGCATCCAAACAAATCATCAACTTGGGTGGTATCCACGAATATAGTATCAATGAAGCAGCAAATACGTTGATTGAGGTAATGGGTGGTGGTGAAATCAAATATCTTCCACCTCGTCACGAAGTAAAATATGCATTCCCAACTTGGCAGAAGTCGGTAGATGTTCTTGGATTTGAACACAAGACTAATCTATTTGATGGGTTGACAAAGATGTGGGAATGGGTTAAACTACAACCTAGTAGACCTCGCCAAGTGTGGGGTGAATACGAATTAAATAAAGGTATTTATTCATATTGGCAACAAGAAACACTTAGGTCCGAAGCTCAGTCTTTTACAACATTAACTAAATAAAATTATGTTATCTACACATGAAATTGTAAACGAAGCACGCAGGGTGTATGGTGTGCTACATCAGCAAGATGAAATGAATCAAACCTTAGACTTCTTGCGTACCAAGAATCTACGTGGATTTGTGGAAGTTGGTTCTGCGAATGGAGCATCGTTCCATTGTTGGGCATCGGTTATTTCTGAGGGAGTTAAGGTATCTGTAGATATGAACTTGGGGTTTGGTATGGGACCAAGTACGAATTCACCAGAATGGGATGAGGCAGAAAAAGGTATGGGAGACTTTGGTTGGAATCCAGAACTCGCTCAGATGGATTTTCCTGTAGCGAACGAAGCTAACTTCCCAACGGTTCAGACCCGTAACAATAAGTGGAGAGAGCGGTTTAGCGATGTTCGTACCGTCGAAGGAAACTGTATGTCTCCCAATACCGTAGAAAAGTTACGCACTGTATTAGATGGAACATTAGTTGATTGGGTGTTTATTGATGCATGGCATAATATCGGTGGTATGATTACTGATTTCAATAACTACAATCAGTTCTTGACACCAAATGGCTATATGGGATTCCACGATATTTACCAAACAAAGTCCACCACTCAGTTCTGGGAACTTATTAAAAAGACTTTCCCCAATACAATTGAGTTTACTGCGGGTACTGGTATCGGTGTACTTCCTGCGGAATCCATATCATCTACTGGCATTTATAAGTTACCATTACCAGTATGATATCAGTTATAATTCCTACCTATAGGAATCCAAAGTATTTAGATTTGTGCTTAAAGTCGGTTACCGAAAACAAGGTTCTGGATTCTACACAAGTTATCGTAGTAGTTGATGGGTACGTAGAAGAAAGCCAAGAAGTGATGGCAAAGTATCCAACCGTTGGGTTTCTACCATTTGAACAGAATATGGGAATGCAGTATGCCATCAATGCGGGCGTGATGCAGACTGACACCGAATACGTATTGGTCATCAACGACGATAATGTATTTCCTACCCGATGGGATGAACGATTGCTTGGTGTAATCGATTCGATGAAAGATAAAAACGTAGTGTTTACAGTCAGTCAAATAGAACCCACTGGGCCTGGAATGTTTAACTTTCCTGTAATGAATGTGGGACAATCAATTGACACATTTCAATACGAATTGTATCTTGAAAAAGAACCAATGTTCACCAGCGATATGATTACGCCGGACGGCCATATTTTTCCGTTCTTGATTAGCAAGAAACATTTTATGGCTATCGGGGGACTGGATACATTTTATAATAGTCCTAACATCTGTGATTGGGATTTCTTTTTGAAACTAGAGTTATTGGGATTTGAATTCCCACGGACACACCAATTACATTTATATCATTTCGGTTCAGTATCTACAAAGAAGAACGCCGAAAGTGCTACCTTCCGAGCCAAAGAACAGGCGGCAATAGAACAATATATGTGGAAGTGGGGAGCTCCGCCACACAATCAACCAGGCGTGAACAGTAAAGTCCCACCGACTAAACAATTTAGAGGGTTTCGTGTATGACATTTAAAAATCCAGAAGTGGTGAAGCAAATAGAAGAGCAATATCCACAGATGATGGATGAGTATAAAAAGATTATGTGGGAACAGTATGAAACGTTCTGCTTGAAACAGTCGAACTATGGTCCGGGCAATATCTCCGTGGGTACCTCTTTGGCAACCCAAGAGGACATCAAGTTATCGTTGACTGGATTGTGGTTCAGGATGAACGATAAGATACAGCGACTGAAGCAGTTGATTGTATTGGGTAAGCAGGACAATGTGGGTGAAGCAGTGGAAGATACTTTCCAAGACCTGTCGGTGTATGCGGTCATCTGCCAGTTGGTCAATCGTGGGAAGTGGGCAAAATAACTTTATAATAGGAGTAACCAGTAATGCCGAAGTGGAGTTTTAATGGACGTATTGATGAAGATGACTTTGAATTCGAGGATGATTTCAACGTGGACGAACAATACACAGGATTTCAGAAGATTGGACGCCGAAAGAAGGGCGAGGAAGAAGTCAAAGGTGCTAAGAAAAAGTCCAGTATAAAACACCAGAAACGTCCAGATAAGGAATAAATAACCTATTTATATTAGTATCCTTTTGTGGGAAAACTATGAAGAAACTAGTAAATCAGTTGTTATCTTTTATAAATGAAGACGCTGCGGCGATGCAGGCAAAGAAGGCGGGATACCTATCTTTGGGTGGTGGATATTACTCAAAGACTGGAGAAGCACCTGCCACAGCCACTACCCGTGGGGGTACATTCCGTCTTTTAACTAAAAAAGAAAGAGAGGCAAGAGCTAGGTTCCCACTACCAGGTCGGTCTACAATGGGTTATTCTGCAAGAGAAGGCCCTCCTCGTACTAGAGGTACGGAAGCCGATGTAGTTACCCAAGTAGCCAAAGATTCTGCGTCTGATTCGAGAACCGATAAATTATTTGCATATCTTTCCAGACCATCTAGCCGTATTAGTAGAATGATGGCACTGTCTGCGTTCGAAACAACTATATCCGACCGACTAACTTCAGACCAACAAGAACGTGCGAACCTTCTTAAGTCTGGTATTGAATCTCTATTGGAAGCTCATGCTAAAGGTCAAACCAAGTTGGCTACTGATTTAGCAAAAGAACTTCACAAAGAATTTAAATTTTATTCTAATACATCAGGCACTTCTTTTAAGACTCAAGCGTTCGGTATGGCAGAACGTCATTTCTTAGGGAAAACTGCATTAGCAAGAGATTTAGTAAAAATATTTGAAGACGCTGGTATCGATATTAAGGGCGCAGAGGACCAAGACAGAGCATTTAAAAAAACCCTTTCTGGTAGTTCTAAACCAGATTTAGGTGAGAAGTTTTATGCGGAAAACAGTACAAGAGTTAAACAAATACTTTCTGGATTTTCACAGGTTCCAGATATGTTTAAACAGCTGTTTGGTCCACGTGGAAAAGACGGAGACTTATTAGATAATTCCGGCGGTAAGAACAGTCGAGTATATTTTGAACACTCCATAAATAATAACAATGCGTTAGAAAAGACAGAGAAGTTATTACGCTCTCGCGGTATGAATAGTATGGCTGACTCTATGTCGAAACATCGGCAACGTATGTTACAAATCGCAAAAAATTGGGACAAATATTCATCTAAAGAGCGTGAACAAGCCGTGGGTGATTCTTACGCAAGTATGGCGGTTGAACTCAACTCAACCAAATTGGGCGGAGATTCTGAACTATGTGGCGCTATTATGAAAAACTTAGCAGAAGTAAATCTTTACGACCAAGAGTTAGCTGGTGGTAAGGAAGTATATATGCCTTCACATGGTTCGTTCCCGGCAGCCGATAAACTTGTTCGTGTTAAGGCTGGTACAAAGGCAGAGCGCATAGATAAGATTAGTGTCAAGTATGGAAAGACTGGTAAGATTTATGGGATGCCGGCACAATCTAGTACTATTTGCTTGTTACATCCAGACAGTTATTATCACAAACTTACCGGCGGCAAGGTTGGTTTGCCGGGCTATGAAACAGGTGTTAGGTCTGATGTGGTGTTGACTGATAAGGGATGGGAACGTATGATGAAAGAATCTGGTTATTCAAAATACATTCCACAAAAACAACAAAAACAATTATTAGCTCAATACAAAAAACTACAAAGTGTCATTGAACAAGAACGTAATAGTTTAAAGAGAAAGAATATTAAAGATATCGTTCTTATGATGAAAAGTAATCCTAAAATAGAACAAGAACGTAAAAAGTTGGGAGAACTTACCAATCAAGTAGCCGACACTTTAGAACAACACGTGGGACCAAATAATGCATCGGTAATGAGAAATCAACCTATGTCGTTTGCATCATTGATGACCACCCACGCATCTATTCGTACAGCGAAAGGATTCCCAGACTTACTTCATTGCCACCAAGAATTAGAGATGAACAAATTCAATATGGGTATCGATGAAGGTGATGACGAACTTAGACACTGGTTCCCGCTCTGGAGAGAGGTTGACGAGCGCGGTGGTGGATTATTAATTGGATTCAGCAAAGAGTAATTATGGAAATTAAAAAAGAAATATTCAAGAGGCTTCCGCCTGGTGACCGTTGGGTAGAAGTTGACAAACCAGACGAACGGGTATATACTCCATTAACAGAGGCGTTGGAATATTATTTTCAAGAACACGGAACCCGTCAGTATTATATTGATGCTGGGGCTGGTATCATATACAAAGTAGAAACGGCACCAGAGCCAACGCCGCCAATCAAACAGTTCTCCATTTACGGGGACTATATTAAACAATAAGAGGTTATATGAACGTCAAATTGGTTTCATTTACAGTACCATGCACCGATGACCTTCCTTTAGATTCGGATGTATTGGATTTAATTGCATACTGCGCTCGGGTCAGTAATCCCAGCAACCAACAGAATACGGATACATCAGATAAGTTGATTAAGTATCTGGTCAAGCATAAGCACTGGTCACCTTTTGAGATGGCAAACGCCATGCTTGAAATCGAAACGACCCGTGATATCGCTCGTCAGATACTTCGCCATCGTTCGTTTACCTTCCAAGAGTTCAGTCAGCGATACGCTGACCCCGTGAAGGATTTGTCGTTCGAGTATCGGGAAGCCCGACTTCAAGACACGAAGAATCGTCAGAATTCTATTGAGACTGATGACCGTGAATTGCAAAAGGAATGGCTACGGATTCAGCAGGATGTTATTCGGGAATCAAAGAACGCATACAATTGGGCAATCAATAATGGTATCGCCAAGGAAGTTGCACGTGCAGTTCTTCCAGAAGGTCTTACGATGTCCCGTATGTATGTGAACGGTACCATCCGTAGCTGGTTGCATTATATTGACATCCGTAGTGATGTCGCTACCCAAAAGGAACATCGGGAGATTGCGATGGCTTGTGCAAAGGCGATTGCCGAAATCTTCCCAATGGTCACGGAGTTTACCCATGCCGAAGAAAATCGGAGCGAATAATAATTCACGGTTTATTCCCATATCGAAAGCAGATATTGAATACGCCCAGTCCCAAACCAAAAGTAACATGGAAGCCGCACGGTTTCTTGGGGTTGGATATATGCGGTATCGTCGGTATGCAAAGATATATAATCTGTTTGACAAACACCTCAATCAAACGGGTATTGGTACAGCCAAAGGATATGCAGCTAAAGCCAGTACAATTCCACTAAAGGATGTATTCGCCAATAAACATCCTGGGTATAGTTTGATTCGTTTAAAGCACAGAATAATTGCCCGTAACTTGATGTTGGAAGAGTGTGACCTTTGTGGGTTCAACGAGAAGCGAATCACCGACAGTAAGACGCCACTCCTATTGACCTTCAGAAATGGGGAAAAGGATTTCACCCAAGACAATCTCCAATTATTATGTTATAATTGTTTGTTCTTGACCACCGGCGCTCCCACGGTTGCTCATAGAGGATATATTGAGAAATCGTTTGAGAAACCCGATAAGATACCTAAGAACTGGCAGGTAGACCATAGGGCAGTTGATGCGGTTGATATTGGGGAAACCGAACCTGACAATAATGTGAATGACTTTGCGAGTATGCAGGAAGAAATCTTAAAAGAGTTAGGACGAGACTAATTAATAGTTTATAATAAATATCCAAATTAAATAGGGTGTTGACAATAGGCCTCCATAGGGGTATACTTAATGTATAACTCTTATGGAGGTTTATCTAATGGCGAAGGCCAAGGTAGTTCGTAATAAGTCTACATCTAGAATCACCATGAGTTGTTTCTTTTGCGGTTCGTCCGTGTCCGCAGATGCAGATACACGGGCAGTTCTTTGTTCACGGTGCACTTCCCGACTCGCGGGAACACCAACAGAGATAAACAAATTTCCCAAAAGGGAGGTTAGTATGACTGACATTGTTGCTAAGCAGACCAAGGCCCCGAAGGCCGCGAAGACCACCAAGCCGACCGCCGGTTTCGGTCGTGGGTGGCATCTTCGGAAGGAGTTTACCGCTCCGAATGGTGACCGCTATAGCTTCGGTAAGCTCATCACTGTCGAGCAGAAGTAACACTTGACATTTTGAAAAACTCCGTTATATTTATGGTACCCAACCCTCTAAATATAGCGGAGTTTTTTCAATGGAATTCGTACAAGAGATAGTCGGTGAACTACCTCTTTCAGAATTCCGGTCTGTGGCTCAGAAGGTCTTTTTAGGAAACTGGAATGTTGAGTTGTACTACGAAGCGATGGGACTTGATTGGGATGATGAAGTGGTGGAAAACGAAAACGACAACCTGGATTAAGGTTGTCGTTTTTCTTTATAGTATCTTTTCTAGTTCTTTGATGACCATATCTGCGGTAATCTCACGGGAACATTCGAATTGTCTCAGAGTTCCTTTGTGATCTGGGCACCAGTTCCAATCTCCGGCATCTAATCTGTGTCTATTAAAACATCCCGAACACTTACCTTCTGGTGCTGTTATACGAATGCAATCTTTCATTTCTGCCCAGTCGTATGAGAATCCACTGATGAGAACTGTAGGAACATTTAATGACCAACTTAACCAACTCAATCCACTACCTAATCCAATAAATGCTTTTGAATTACGTAATTCTTGCATAACTGACTCTATAGGACCAGCGGGATGGCTAATTACTCCGGTCGGTACTTTGTTTCCCATATAGTCATTTCCTTCTTGGGAAAGTAATCGTACTGTGTATCCTTTTTTATTTAACCAATCCACCACTTGTTGCCATCCATCGGGATTGTTCCAATATTTAGCCTGTGAGGTAGAGTGTACAGCTATGCATACTTGTTTAGAATCAGTTATAGTTGCTTCTGGTGCTACTAATTTTGGTCGGATTTCTTCAAACTCTAATCCTAAAATATCGGATGCGATTTGTTGTAATGGAATCTGGATAGGGTTTTGTGGATGCTTACTGTATTCTATTTGATTATTTGTATAGAATAGTCCGAATCTATATAGTGCGGTTAAGTTATTCACAGTCTGCCCAGGTTTTACGAATTCTATATCTGGATACTTGTTTTCAAATAGTTGATTCCAAAACGTAGAACACACCACTTTACATTCATGCTTCTTTCGGAATTCTTCTACGTATGGCATCCATGCTAATGTATCACCCAACGACTTTGATTCAAATCCGATTAGTACACGTTGGTGTTTTAAGTTCAAGTGGCATTCTGTCACTTCGTTAGTAGATAGATTTCGTATAACTACTTTCCAATCTACATAATATTTTTTAGATGTACGAGCCCAAGAATTATTTCCCATTTCTAGACTGTATACACTAGTGTTTGTTTTCTTATCTATAAAATCTACGTGATATTTTACGGACTTCTCCCCTAGTATTTCTAAAAATGCCCCATCTATTGCATGGAATGTTATTTTCGCATCATCCTTCATTACAAAATTTTTATGTTGTTTTGTAATTTTAGTATTAGAATAATGTTTTAATAGTTTGTCTTTCATAGAAGTACCACTCTCATATAGTTTTAATAATTCTTTTGTTCTGTTATACCACGATAACTCTTCTGCTTGGCGTTGTGCATCAAGATTGTATTGGGTGTAATCAGTAATTACCTCTTGAATGGCGGTAACTATGTCTGTCGTATTTCGTGTTATCTTTCTTACGCCTTTCAAATGATTGTTATCTTCTAGTGTACCTACTACCGGTAATCCACATGACAATGCTTCTAACATTGTTAGATTCGGATGTCCTGCCTCCAATTCTGATGCATGTATGAATATGTTATGATTTTGATATAAAGTCAATAGTTCTTCTTCTGACAAATCATAGAGAATTGTTAACTTATCATATGTTGGCGGATTCTTTTCGAAATAGTTTTTATTATTGGATGGGCCGGCTATTGTAATTGGAAGATTTAATTCTTTCGCTACTTTTATTGCAATACCAAACCCCTTTCTATCTATAGATTGATTTCCAGCATATCCATTGTTGGCTACACACAATAATTTATGAGTATCGATTTGTTGTACATTTGGTGTAAAATATTCGGTGTTGACACCATGAGAAAAATACTCTGGAACTCCTTCAAAGTAATCCACTAAGTATTTTGCGGGGACAAATGATTTTATCGCTCCTTTCATTGCATTTATATTTTCTTGATATATCCACGAATCTTTTCCGTTTAAATAAGCATGGTGGTCATGCGTAGTAAAATAATAGGGAATCCCCCTCTCCTTTGCCATAAGAGCTAGATTTGCAACGTGAATGTGCACAATATCAGCATCAGACGGAACGTCATCTAAATATGTTATGTGTGAATCATATCCCAACTTCTGTAGATTGAGATGCGTTTCCCATATTATTTTTTCGACAGCACCCCACCCATTTGGAGGAATGGGAATTAGTCCTGGAGTTACATTAACTATTTTCATATCGGAATATTCCGTTATTCTTTAGTTTATGCTTAATATATTCCTCGTCTATCAGTATAGTTTTTGTAGACAATATATCAACACTATCACGATTTTTCATTTCAAATCGTATTTCTTTTGTCGTGTGTAAATTGAATGGCCGGTGATATCGTGATATACCGTCAATTTGTATGGTATCTACTAAATCTCCGTTTACATATACCGATAAAATTCTACTATCTTTTTCGTTGCTCGAAGAATACCAAATCATACCTTCTGTTTCGTTATTTTCAATAGGTAACACGGTAAAATATTCAATCATAGAACAAAGTTCTTCACTGGTCTTATTTATCTTATCGTATTCTTCATCGGAAAGGAATCGGATATCATGCGAAACATTCTTTAACGCGTGATACCACATATTTTCTATTCCGTTAGATTCGGAACCTACCTTATTCATCCACTCGGTATACTCTTGTTCGTTATTGATTAAGGGAAAGTGTTCTAAGAAAAATTGTGTATTCAACCCAACACGTACAGTTAATATTGTATTACCTTCTTGATTTTTAACCTGTCGTGCCACTGCCTTTTTTTCACTTAGTCCCCGACGAAACATATTAATTTGCGTATCATCATTTAACAAGACATCATAGTTCCAACAATGTGCGTTTTCAAATCCCAATGAATGTGCTAGAGCTATCGCATTATAATATGCAGTATATACGGCAGGACCGTGGTATGTATTATTATTTTCTGCCGCAATATTTAGTTCTGCAAAATAATTTGGTGCCGTATACCATGCCCGTTGATAAAAAGTATGAGTAGTTAAGATATTGTTACTATCAAATATACAATAATCTACCAATTCCTGTAATTCCGTTGGGATTGGAAAATGCGAACTTAGTATGATTGGAATATTTAGATGCTTGACTCGTAATATACAATCTTTAGTTATTTTTGTTGCTGCAGCAGTATTAGGATATGCCGCAATTACAATACAGTCATTATATTTAATTTGATGATTACATAACTTTTCTGCGATTCTATATGCGTTTTGTTGTAAATCTTCTGTGAGATATTCAATCGTATCATATTTGTCGAAGTATCCCATATATACTGGAAGATTATAAATCAACGAGGGAATTTTCCATCCCAATGATTCACGGATGACCAGCGGCATTGTTTCTTTGTCGGTGTCGTTTCCGCGAGAAGTAAATAAGAATAGGTCGGCTGCTTCATAAAAACTATCAACGTCAGACCGCTCATTCCACCATTTACAATTTGATGGAAAGTTCTGCATTAATGGTTCCCAATAACCTTTGAAGTTGTCGGCTTGATTTCCAATAAAATGAAATTGGATAGGATAATTTTGTAACTGTCTAGCGTATTCAATGATTTCCGCTTGATTCTTTCTTGGAGTAAACAATCCGACATTGATTACATGCTTGAGATTGGGGTCAAGACCTAAATCATGTAATGCCTGCTCTCTAGTTTTGGTTCGTACTTTATTTTCTATCGGATACTCAACCAACTCTGTCGGAACTCCCAAGTGTTTATACATTTCTACTTGAAAATTACTGACCATCAAGAACTTATCTGGAATGTACCGTTTATTGTTTATATTAAATGACGAATCATGTGAAGTTTCTATGAGAGAATATGACCGTTCGTTTTGATAGTACAATTTATGAGCAATATCTTCCTGCATGAATAGTTCAGGAATTTCTTCTAGATGAATAATATCTGGTTGGATTTGGTTGATTGTATCAAATAACTTATGTTTATTTTCACCAAGTGTAATAACTTTTTCGCCCAACAATTTGACAATTTTGTTCCGTTGAACAACAAGAACCCCACCTGTCACATTATCCCATTCAATACAATAGACCTCAACATCATCCTTAATGAGTTCTATTTTTTTGACGAGATATTGGGGCATTCCGCCCGTTGACAGATGGGGTGCGATAAAGACTATTGTTTTTTTCATATATTATAAAACCATTTAAATTAAAAGTTAGCAGTTTACTGTTCCTGTATTGTCTAGGTCGCCGCCGTCAGAACTCCACCACGTATAATTGGATGGGCTGTTAGGTACATTTCCTCCAATATAATATCCAGCACCCACAGAAGTGCCTGATGTTTTTGAGGAAAATACTCTATATGCCCCAACTGCTAGTGTATATTGGTCGAGGATATAATTTGAATAATATGTAGCGGCGGTTACGTTATTTGTACAAAAATAATTAGACCCAATACCACCACCGGCGGCGATAAACTTTAGATTTTTTTGTTGAACTCGAAGTACTGTAGCCACCTGGGTCGATGAAATATCAGCTTGTATACCAGTGTGTGCAGGAATGACTGCATCTTTAAACTTAACATCAGAATTACCTAATGTAAGCGCTCTTCCAGGTGCTGTCGGAGATGATAGGTCGGAGGTGTTTCCTAAATCCCAATCATATTGTAGTACTCCTTGCCCTGGATTATAATTGGTCAGTGTACGAGTACTACCGCCGGCCGGAGTTGCGGTCGCATTTAATATACTATCTCCTGCTAAGTCTGAAAGATATTCATTAGTCCAATCAAATCTGACAAACACGCTATCAACCCCACTTTCTACCATCAATCCATCAGTTACGCTTCCTGCATTAAAATCAAGAGTAAATACACCAGCACCATTTGCTCTTGGAGCCGCAGTAAACGATTGAACTTGTCCTGGTGTGAAGTCATCCCACGCAAAATAATTTAAATCCACATCATGCCAAAGACCGTGTAGTGTGCGACCCGGGTTCGTTCCCAATCGTGTAAATGGACTACCATCTTCAGTATATGGTGGGGCTATAGGTGTTAGTCCACTTTTAGTTTTTTTAATAGAGTTTAGAACCGTATTAAGTGCATCACCTGCATCAGTATATAAAGTATCACTAATGGTGCCGCCGTCGGCGGGTGAAGCTGCGGTTAAGTTACCATCATCAGTAAAGATTGATGAGGTTGGTCTTGTTCTAAAATCCGCAGGATACGCTACTCCTGGAATTGCCGTAGTTTTGTATACATTCGTCCACGACAAGTTTCCACCACTTCTTGTAATATTGTTTACATTACCGGCAGTATTTGATTGTGGAATGATTGGACCTTGTGTCGGGTCTTTATTAACACCGTCGAGTTGTGCTTGCATGGCATTTGACAAAGCTTCTCGTGCTGCTGCTAACACCGCATTCGAGGATGTAGTAGACCCAATAACTCTTCTTTCAAAAAAGTTTTCCGTTCCGCTAGTACCACCTAATGTAGCTTCGAATCCGTGGTTAAATCGTGCATAAAATCTAGCCATAGTAATACTCTCAATTAATTATTAATTATAACACTTCTATAAATATCTGTCAAGTAGACGTTTATGTTTATTTAACACGTTCCATTACAGGTGCATGTTGAAATAAGAGTTCCCGAAGTTACTGTATAGCAATATACACGGTTTATGTCTGCGTAATATGTGGTACCAGCATTCGCTGCTAACGTATTGCAAGTACTATCCGTGAATAATGTAGTTTGTCCTTGATTGTAATACAGAATAACGTCACCGTCTTGAAGTTCTGCGCATGCATCAACGCATGACGTTGGGTTACTATCCATAAGTCCCAATTCTGTTGATGTTGCGTTATTATCGTAACTCCACCATTCACTAATTGATGCAGGATTAGTCGCACTTGGTACTGGAACTGCACATTTATTAAGTGCGACATATCCACCATTTTCTGCGGTTTCTATAGAAAATGGAGATTGTGACGATATACCCAATTCTATTCTGATATCATTGAAACTGATTGTATTTCCTGTACTCGGTAATACCATAACCTATTCCGTCCCTAATTTCTTTTTTAGTTCATCAATTTGTCGTTGTTGTTCCTTAATAGCTTCTATAAGTAACCCAACCATATTTCCATAGGCTACGGCGTATTGGTCGTTATTTTCTGCATAACTTACAGCTTCTGGGACAATTTCTAGTACTTCTTGTGCGATTACACCCACGTTTCTCTTTTTAGTATCATCATCTTTTCTTGTGTAGTATACACCACGTAGCTGTAATACCTTTTTCAGTGCTTCATCTATCGTCACTACGTTTTCCTTGGAACGGGCGTCAGAATAACCAATGACGTTAGCAGTCGCGTAAATGTCACCAGTCACATGCAACTTATAACTTGGAGCAATGTTACCAATACCAACTCCTGTGCTGTCACTGTATATGGTTTGTCCACCACTTCCTAACTTAATTGCTCCCACCGCACTATTTTGTGCGCCATATATTCCAAGAGTATTTGCTACGTTCACATCGTATAACGCTACGTCATCACCACCTTGGAAATATTTTGCACCATTCGTAGTTACGGATAATACCGACCCATCATATAACAATGATGAGTAACTGGTTAATGTGGTAGCTCCAGAGAATACTGCTACTCTTCCAGACGCACCACTACTAATAGTTCCTGCGCCGGAAGTTCCACTGGTACCATTGCCACCGTTTGCTCCAGATGTACCGGACGTTCCTGAAGTTCCGTTATTACCATTACCACCATTTGCTCCAGACGTTCCACTAGTTCCACTAGTACCATTTCCGCCATTAGCACCTGATGTTCCACTAGTACCATTTCCGCCATTAGCACCTGATGTTCCACTAGTACCATTTCCGCCATTAGCACCCGATGTACCAGACGTTCCACTAGTGCCACTTACACCGCTGGTACCATTACCACCATTTGCTCCAGACGTTCCACTGGTACCATTGCCACCGTTTGCTCCAGATGTACCGGACGTTCCCGGCGAACCTACTCCACTTGTACCCGATGTACCAGCGGTTCCTTGTACACCAGGAAGCCCCATCGCACCATCACGTCCACTGGTTCCACTTGTTCCTGGTGCACCGCCTGCTCCTGAAGTACCCGAAGTACCATTCTCTCCTGAGCTACCTGAGCTACCGCTTGTACCAGTAGAACCTGATGTGCCTGAAGTTCCAGAAGTACCAGAACTACCCGATTCTCCGCTTGAACCAGAACTGCCTGATGTACCGCTTGTTCCAGAAGTGCCTGAAATTCCTGATGTACCGCTCACTCCAGAAGTTCCATTTTCACCAGAAGTACCCGAGGTGCCACTTACTCCAGAAGTTCCATTTTCACCAGAAGTACCTGAGGTGCCGCTTATTCCTGATGTGCCACTAGCTCCCGATGATCCACTAGTACCTGACACGCCAGGCAACCCCATAGCACCATCTCTTCCTGATGAGCCTGAACTACCAGATGATCCTGTATTTCCTGAACTGCCCGATGACCCTGCACTTCCAGAACTACCACTACTACCAGCAGTACCAGAGGTACCCATTGGTAATTGGGCAACAATTAATAAAATATTTTCATCATTTGAGAATGAATATGTTGATTGAACTAATACTATTGGGAATGTCCAATATGCATTAGGTCCAGTTTCTACACCAGTCCCCACCGTCCATTTTTGAAAATTACTTGAATTATCTGCATCTTGTATTATTATCAACGACCCTGATGGAATAATAGCTAAGAAAATATCTATATCTTCATTATTTTGGTCTAAATGACTTATGACAAGTTCTGTAGCTGATGCTTGTGTAGCGTTGTTCCAGAGGATATGACCACTACCAGGATTACCTGATGTTGCATTTGTGTTTGCTTGATATGGGAACAAGTCATTAGATTGACCATCTTTGCCAGAGCTGCCAGAGGAACCAGAAGAGCCATTTGCGCCTGATGAGCCAGACGATCCCGATGAACCAGCGCTTCCGCCGCCGCCGGTTGGGCCTGGAAGGCCCATTGCGCCATCTCTGCCAGATGAACCCGATGACCCACTAGTGCCAGCTGTTCCACTGTTACCAGATGAACCGGATGACCCAGAAGTACCTGGATTTCCTTGTAGACCTTGTATACCTGGTAGTCCCATGGCGCCGTCTCTTCCTGAACTGCCTGATGATCCTGTAGTACCAGATGTTCCTGAACTTCCACTACTACCAGAAGAACCTGATGAGCCTGGGTCACCTTGTACACCTTGTATACCAGGAAGACCCATTGCACCATCTCTTCCGCTTGAGCCTGAACTTCCTGAAGTGCCTGAGGTGCCGGTTCCACCAGAAGAGCCTGAAGTTCCTGCATTACCCTGCGAACCTTGTACGCCGGGTAACCCCATCACACCATCACGACCACTACTTCCACTAGAACCAGCCGCACCATTTGTACCACTCGTGCCACTGGTACCGTATGTTTGTCCACTGGTTCCACTTGAACCCGCACTAGATGAACCTCCAACACCAGCGATTAGATATCCGCCAGGCCGTGTACCATCGTGTAATCTGAGAACACCAAATCCACTTGATGTCGTAGATTCCATATCCGCAGTAAGAACGCCAGGCAATCCAACATACGCAGCGTTAGACCCTGACGTTCCTCGTAATATCTGAAATTCTGTGATATTATTATTTGGCATAGATTCCTAATAAATCGTTATAAAATACACTCCCTATAAATATCTGATTATAACGGGTTTATCCAATTATTACCCTATTACGGACCAAAATCTTAATGAAATCTTAATGTTCATGCACTTTACTTTTTCTTCTATTATAGTAGATTTATAGTATACCTCTTAACCACGGGATTTTATGACCAAGCACAAAGCACACAGTTCCTATTGGGTTGACGATACTTCCGTCTTTGATTTCGATACGGAGGATGTCAATAAGGATGAGCTTGACGTTTCTGCGGGTATTGACCGTATCGTGAAGCTTGCTACGATTCGTCGAGCTGTTGCCAACTTCGTTCGTATTCTCACGAATGATTCTTCTATTCATGTTAAGTATTCGTCAGGTCGGGATTCATACACCGATGGTAAGACGGTGGTGATTTCGGCTGACCACAATACTTCAAACTTTGACCCGATGGTTGGTCTTGCTTTGCATGAAGGGTCGCACTGTCTCCTTTCTGATTTCGGTTTCCTTCGTGCGATTAATCAACATCACGAAGTGTTCTACTCTGCGCTTCATCCCGACCTTCGGAAGTTGGTGAAGGTGAAGGCGGTTCGTGACGGTAATTATGATGTTTATGACAACATGCGTGAGAATCAGGCTATTCTCAATACACTTCGTCGGTATATTCAGCAGTTGATGAATATCATTGAGGACCGCCGTATTGATTCGTATGTGTATCGTTCGGCTCCTGGTTATCGTCCGTATTATGATGCGATGTATAAGAAGTATTTCTTTAATTCTGATGTGGAAAAGAATCTCCAGTTCAATCCCGACTGGCGTAAGCCGACTGTGGAGAATTATGTGAATTGGCTTCTTATGATTTTCTCTCCGCACTTTGACAAGAAGGCGTTGCCTGGTCTATCTAAGATGGTAGATATGATTGACCTCCAGAACATTCGTCGCTTTGATGAAAAGCATATGCCGGATTCTATCCGATGGAAGAAGTCTGGTATGGTTGTATCCAATCCTGTTGCTGATAATGAACTTGTTGTTTACCATTATGACCAGTTCCCGCTTCTGTGGAAGACTGCGAACGAACTGATGGTCCAGATTCTCAAGCGTGCGAAGTTCCACGCTGATATTGAGGATGAGAATAATTCTGGTGATGATGGGTTGGATGGTATTCCTATTGAGATGGAAGATGATGGCAAGGAGCTGGAAGGCGAGGGGATGCCGAATTATGACCTTCCACAGAAGAAGTTTAATGCGGGGAAGGGTAAGAAGGCAATGGAGAAGATGAAGGATGTTCAGAATCAGACTGCTCGTAAGAAGAAGATTAAGAAGAATGAGCAGACGCAGATTGAGTCTATGGAATCTGCGGCGGCTGAAATGTCGGAGAATTCTGACCCGATTTATGGAAAGGTTCCGTGCCTCGTTACGAAGAAGCTCACGAAGGAAATTATGAAGTCGGATTGGTTCCCATTTGCGAATGTGTGGGCGTTTAGTGGTGATGGTACGTGGCGCGACTCTGACCGTAACCAGACCTATCGTGGATTCCTTGCTGGGATTCGTATGGGACAGGTTCTCGCTCATAAGTTGCAGGTTCGTAACGAGCCGCAGATTACACACTTTACTCGTCAAGAGCATGGGAAGATTGACCGCCGTATCCTCTCTCAGCTGGGGATGGATATTGAGAATGTGTTCAAGCGGACTACGGTTGATTCGTACAATCCGGCTCTTCTCTATCTGTCGGTGGATGCCTCTGGTTCGATGTGGGGTGGCAAATGGGAGCGTGTGATGACGGTGATGACGGCTCTTGCCTTCGCCGCTGATAAGATTCGTAATCTTGATGTGGTGATTTCGCTCCGTGGAAATGTCGGTAGTGGGATTCCGACTGTGGCGGTTGTGTATGATAGCCGTGTAGATACGTTCGTCAAGGCGAAGGCACTGTTCCCATACCTTGCGTCTAACGGTTCTACTCCTGAGGGATTGTGCTACCACAGCACGATTGAGTTGATGCAGGAGTGTGTCAAGACGCACACGGTATACTTCATCAACTTCTCTGATGGTGAGCCGGGGTGCTCGTTCAGCCACAATGGGAAGCGGTTTGACTACGGTGGTGAGCAGGCGATGAAGCAGACGAAGAACACCGTTCGTATCATGCGTGAGATGGGGATTCGTATTATGAGCTACTTCATTAGTGACTATCATTCTCACAATGAGTCCTACACGACGAAGTTCTTCCGCAATATGTATGGGCAGGAGGCGGAGTTCGTGGATGTAAAGAATGTAGTGAATGTTCTTAAGACCTTGAACAAGCTCCTACTGATTAAGGAATAAAAGAATAAATCGGAAATAGGAAACCTCCACAGAAATGTGGGGGTTTTCTGTTATTATATCCTATTTATATATTGACCTCTTTAGGTGATTATATGACACAGCACAAGATTGTAAAAATACCAGATTGGGTAACGCCAGAATCTCAAGATTACTTGACTGAGGTTGGTAAAGAAGGTTGGGAATTGGTCCATGTGTACAATCAGCACGCATATATGAAAGCTAGTACTGCGGGAACTCTTGCCAGTGGTACTCTTTCAACAGACGTAGATGCATTTGGAAGACTTCGCACTTCCGATACATATACACTTGGTGACTACAAACATTTATACGCAATTGATTATAATTTCTTGGACCTTAAGACAAGTGGTTCGTCAGTAACATTTGATGTCAATCGTTCATCAGTCACTCTTCAAACAAGTGCAAGTGCCGCAAGTCGAGCAGTCCATCAAACCAAGATGTATCACAACTATATGCCGGGAAAGGGTCAATACATACTGTCCAGTTTCAAATTTGGTGCAGCAGAACCAAATGTCATCAAACGCACTGGATATTTTGATGATTATAATGGTATCTTTTTTGAACAAGACCAAACAGGTAGTCTACAATTTATTATTCGTTCTGCCACCAATGGTACTGCGTCCATTCAAGAAGAACGTGTCAAACAAGCAGATTGGAATGTGAATACGTTATTGAGTGGTGATACGGTACTTGATATGTCAAAGGTACAACTATTCTTTACAGATTTCCAATGGTTAGCAGTTGGCCGTGTTCGGTGTGGGTTTGTTATTAATGGTGTAAATATTTTATGTCATGTGTTTGACCATTCTAATAAGACCGATGTTGCATATATGTCCAATCCAAATCTTCCTGTTCGGTGTGAAATCCGTAACACCACAACGGCAACGGGAAGTATGGAACAAATTTGTGCCACAGTGATGAGTGAAGGTGGGTATGATGAAAGTGGAACTACATTCGCCCACACATCAGATAAGTTACGTCCACTCTCGGGTAGTGAGTCAGCATTGGTATTTGCCATTCGTTTGAAGAATAGTTATAACGGATTACCAAATCGTGCATTCGTTCGGTTGGAAGATATGAGTATCTTTACCGAAGACCAACCTGTTAAATATACCATCGTAAAATTACCCTCTGGTTCGGTATCTGGTGGTACGTGGTTCTCGGAAAATATCAACTCCGTAGTAGAATGGAATTCTGGGTCTATGTCGTATAATACTGCATCTGTCACCGAAATGTTAAATGGGTTCGCTGCGGCAGGAACGGCAGGCGGTGGTGGTGGTCCTGGTACGGGGTTCTCTACTACAAGTCAACGACAGGGTAGTAAAAATAAAATCAATTATATCGCACAAAATTACGATAGTACCAATAGTGAAATGTATGGTATCGTGGTAACTAATCTCGTTGGTACTGCTACTGATGTTATTGCAAGTATGGTGTGGAAAGAAGTTTACTAAGATATTTATTTAAAACCTTAACTGAGTAATAATATGGCCGGATTCTGGTATAAAGTCGAAGTCATGCCTTCTGGGTCTGCTAACCTCACTTCGTGGTTAGATACCCAAGGAGCAAGTAAATGGCAATTAGTTCAAGTAGTCCC